TCAGCCTTGCTAGCTCAGTTCGGTAGAGCATAAGACTTTTAATCTTAGGGCCGTGGGTTCAACTCCCTCGCAGGGCTTTCTTTCTTCTTTCAATAAAAAAGAACCTTCTTTTCGTTCTCTTTTATTTTTCACTCTTTCTTTCTTTTCTTTTTTTTTTCTTTTTTTTTATTTCTTATCTATCGTGATTAGCCGCTTTTGTCTCACGTGCGTGTCGACGCTCCTTCGTGAAAAGCCGCATTTCATTTGCGGTAGGTTTAATTTGATATATCTTTTCTACGGCCGCGATTTTTTCCTCTTCTGACATATTGTTCAACGGCAACTGCGTCGCTAAAATCTTTTTAACCACCTTTTGAATCTTACTTGCCTGTTTAACTTCTTCTTCATGTTGAATCCGTATTTTTTGCTTTCGCTCTTTCGAAACGTTCTGAAAATTGTGGCCATCAATGTTCTTTTTACTAGCGCGACCAATACTAAAATCGTCATAAATAAATTCGCTATAATAATTAAATTCTAAATTGTCTTCAATATGCTGTTGCTTCTTCTTCTTTTGCATTTGAGTCGGTGATTGTATCTTTGGTTGAGCCATGATTATCGTAGGTGTATGTCTTTGAATATACATTACAAATAACACCACAACAGCATTTCAATTTTTTGAAATATACTTAAATATACTTAAATAAAGCACTACAGATACTATAAGACTTTATCCTATTATGTTTTATTTTAGGATACTTCTCTCTTTTCCATTATTTTTTCCATTATTTTTTTCTTCAAGTGTGGCAGTACCCATACCATTACCACAAGCACGCACTACATCTCTTAAATGTCAAAACCATACACCTATTGTAGTTTTACATGGTATTCTTAGCGCCGCGTCAAAGTTGAATATATTTAGCGATTGGTTAGAAACGACATTTCAAACGCAAGTGTTTAATCTTGAAATCGGTAATGGTGAAGAAACGAGCCTTTTTGTACCGATGAAAAATCAATTACATGAACTTTGCGAAACCATTTATGCGATAGATGAATTACGTGAAGGGTTTCATTTTATTGGTATGTCTCAAGGCGGATTATTAGCGCGCGGATATGTTGAACAATGTAATCAATATCCTGTATTGAATCTGATTACGTTGGTTTCTCCGCATGGAGGTGTTGTTGAAACGACGGATGTAAATATGTATGGTCCTATTATACAAAAACATGTTTCTTTTAGTAATTATTGGCGTGATCCAGAAAATATTCCAACTTATTTATTGAATTGTTCTTATTTACCTTTATTAAATAATGAAATATATTCACATCTCTCTTTTATTCAAAAAGAAAACATGAAAACATTAGAAAATATCGTTCTCGTCTGGTCACCTTATGATAATATTTTGAATCCGCCTGAAAGTGCAAAATTTAGTTTTTATGATGAAGAATACAATATTATTCCTATTGAACAGACGGCTCTTTATGAAGAAGATAGATTAGGTTTAAAATTTTTAGACCAAAATAATAAATTACATATACATAATACTACCTGTTCACATGGCGAACATCGTGACCCTATTTGTTTCGAACAATTATATGACATTTTCAAATTATATTTGTCATGAATATAATAAATATCGATTAAAAGAATAATTAAAGAATAATTAAAATATTATATTTTTATAATATTTTAATTATATAATAAAAATGAGTAAATTAGAATTACTTAAAAATAAAGCGAAATTAATAACAAAATTAATAAATAATAATGAAATTTTTTCATCTGAATTAAAGGTTGAATTTGATGAACAAAGAAAACCATACCAAATTTGTTTTATCACTTTTAAATTAGATGATGCAAATTTTTCAACTAGCGAATATTTTTTAAATAGTAGCGATGGATCATTACAAGGTCATATATTAAGTGTGTATTCAAATCAAAAAGGAATGCAAGTAGGTTCTTTTTTATTACAATTACAATTATTAGTATCATTTTTATCAAATGTAATATCTTTAAAATTAGAGAATTATACAGATGAACCAGCGAGAGCAGCAAAGAAAACAGGAATATATGGCGATTTTATTCCTAAATTACGTTCAAAAGATAAAGTCAAAAAAGATTTGGCGGAACAATTAAAACTATCGGAAGGCGAAATGATTTTAACCTTTAATAGTGACAATCGTCGAATAACAGAACAAAAAATAAAATCTATTGTAAATGAACAAAAAGCGAAGGATATTCCTTTACTATCCTTTTGGAATAAATTTGATAAAATAGATACTTTTTTAAGAAATTTACATCAACATGTAGAAGGAAAGAAAAAAAGTAGTTTGCGGAGAAATCGTCGTTCAACAACTATAAAAAAGAAACGTTATTCTGCTTCTTCGCTTAAGAAAAGTAAAAAAAAATATGAACTATGCTAATTTCTAAAATAAAGTTTTTATAATATTTAATATATTAAAACTTTATTTAATTAAATACCGAAGGCTGGTATAGTATATACCCCTTCTGCTGTTAAAGACCATGACGCAATAATACTCGGCGATGTTTTATTTGCAAGAATGTCTTCAGTTTTATATACATTATTGGAATCATCGATATAATAATGTATGCCTTTAATTTCTTGTATCCATACTTCCGTCTTCTTTTTTTGTTTTACATTATTAATAGCATCCACGTTGACTACACCATGAGGAATGCCTTTAATATGTGTGCCGCATAATTCATGCTTCTCTTTTTTATGGCGTGTACAACGTTCGCCATTTGCGCGTTTCGCAATACATAAATCTTGTTGTTCAACGACATTTTTAATTCTTTTACGTTTTTGAAAATCTACCTTTGAAAGTTTTATATTATTATAATCAAATACAAATTGTAAAAATTGACTACTCATATCATTATCACCGCTTTTTATTTGAATATGATGTGTTTCTAACCATGTCTTAATAGAATTTTTAAATTCCACGCTATGCAACTCAACCTTTTTATTAATTGTCTTTTCCATAATGATGATGATGACGCGACTGAATGTATAATAATTCTATTATACATTTAAATGGTTTCAATTTTTTATAATTATTATTTATGTAAAAACACTATTTTTTCTTTTTGGTAAAATATAAAAAAATATAACTAAAGCAATCAACCAGATTAAATAATTTCCATAAGCAGCAAAATTAACACCCAAGAAATTAAATAAAGTAGAAATGATAGTGACTAATAATATAATTGCGAATAAAATATATAAACTATTAGTAAAAGACATGTGTTCGAGTAATTATATAAAACATAAATATTATAAATTTATAACTTAATAAATTTATAACTTAATAATATTTATTTACAAAATATATTAAAAATAAATAGTGTAAATAAACAACTGCTTATAACTTTCATACTAGAAAATGCATATTACATTTATGGATCCAAATGTAAATTTACCTATGAATGTTTTATTAATTATTGCGAACATTATAAATCTTTTATATAATATTCCACAAATGGTTCATACTTATAAAACAAAATCAACTAAAGATTTTGATGTATGGTTTCTTATATTACGTATTGTCGGAAATGGTATATGGATTATTTATTCATTTGAAATTAATAGTTTATTAATGTTAATTAATAATTGCGTGACAATAATTGCTAGTTTATTTATTAGTTATTATAAATTTATAGAATTATATAAGAGTAAAGGTGTATCATATGAAAATATAACATATTCTGATTATATCAATATGAAAGATGTAAATATGAAAGAGGACACAATGGATGATAGTTTAATATTTAATGACGCCTCTGTTAATAATAATAATAATAATAGTATAAAAAATGAAATTATTTATATTGAAGATAGCGTATAATAAAATGATTTAAGAAGATAAATAATAGAATATTACTATTATATTATTTATTAACCATGGACACTATTATGGATATTATTTTTGAAAAAATTACAATGATACCATCGACTGATCCTATCTTTATATATACTGCGGTAGGTGCTGCGGCTGGTATGTTAAATGCGAAACAGATGTTAGAATTAGAAAATTATCAACAATATCCGCCTTTTTTACAGGATTTAATAAATAAGGTTCCTTATATGCATTTATTTATTATTTTAATTGATCCAGCACAAGAAGAACCACCTTATATGGTGAATGATCAAGGATTAAATCTACATTTAAGTAAAAACACTATTAGCGATAATACAATACAACCAGTGGTATTAAATAGACCTCCTCTTTCTTATTATAATAGTGATGAAAACCAATTACATGTATTTACTTATCGTCAAGATGTATATACGGATCCATATAGAGTATTAAATAACGGCGTAAATATAACATCATGTTTACGCCAATTAAATGAATATGCCATAAAAAATCATATAACTACCCTTTATCATGATTTTACGGGACGATCAAATAGTTTATTATCAGAATATTTTGATAAAGAAATTGGGGAAGCATTAGATCATGTCATCTATGGGTTGAGTGTCCGTGAAGATTATGGATGTTATTTTGATTTAACTGAGCCCATTTGTTATTTTCCTTTTAAAATTTCCATGCCTATACTAAATAAACGACCTCTTATTAAATTATTTAATATTTTTAAATATATAATCCTAAATAATATCTCCGAAAAATTAAATTACGAATATAATTTTTATCCACGTCATATGCATCCTATGATCGATTTACAAAAAACACAGGTGATTCATTCTATTAAAAATGAATTTAAAAATAATTATTTTGCTAATCTACGCATTATAAAAAAAATAATGAATAAAGAAGAAGAACCAGTAAATATAAACAATCTTCATTTTTTAGAAAAGTTACCTAAACTTGATCAAACGATAGTGATAAACCTGTATTGTGATGAAAAATATTATGAATTGTTTGAATATTTAATTACGTATTATAGCAAATATATTGACTTGATACTAAAAATTAAAGAAATAAATATGGGTGGTAGAGAGATATTAAATTTAATTACAAATAATATAAATATATACAATTGGTATACCAATTTAGATACATATTTACAAATGATTCTTATATAAAAATACTGGCAGGATGTATTTTTGAAAAATCATAACTTTTTTCTTGGTTTCCGCCATATTTTTTTTTATTTATTTTTTTAGTTTTTTTATTTTTTTGTTTGCTCTTTTTACCTTTTTTGCTTCTTCTTTTTTTTGTACGTTTACCTCCACTACTACTACTACTACTACTAATACTAATCGGAACATCTATATGCAAATTAACAGCCCTAAAAATCACTTCATCATTCATTATTTCACTTACTAAATATCCATAATCAGAAAAATGTTCTCCTATTGTATAATTCAAATTAATTTGTTTATCTTTATCTATAATATTAATATTTGCTGGTTTAGTATAATCAATGGTTTGACTATTTAAAAATACTTCTATTTGTGTCAAATTTGGTGGTGGCATTGTTGTTTTTAAAAAATCGTCACGTTCTTGTTTATCTATATATTTTCCATTATAATCTTTATCTAAATGTGCACCTCCTATACCAACGATATGTTGTTTTATAGTCATACTATCTACTCCGTTACTCATAATAATATTTCCTTCTTGATAATTATGAATATCGGCACATAAATAGAAAAAATTATCTCCATAAAGTCTAATTACATCCAGTAAGAGTAAATATATTCCAATTTCGCATGTATCGACGCCACCCTTTATCCCATCGGGTTTTTTAACACCTTTTTTAATTTCTCCTTCTTTAACCACCAGATTTTTAAACCCAATGAGAGGATGATGACCACAAATAATTATATTTTTATATTTTTCTCCTCCTCTCCTTTCAGCCATTTTTTTTCCCATTTCACTCTTAATTATTTCTTCTTGTTGTCTGGCTAAATTAAGAGGATCATGACCTAATACACTATAACAATCCAATGAATCATCTGTATAAATAGTTGTATCAATCATAATTGCTAAAGTATTTGTATCTAATTCTTGAAACATCGTTAAATTAGTAGGAAAATTAAATCCATTCAATCTAGATAAATCACGTTCATTTATAATTGTAGTACAATTTTTTTCTGTTATTTTAGTATCATGCGTTATTTGTTCAATATCATGATTTCCTAGTAATAAATATAATTCAGATCCCTTAGTTTTCAATAATTTTTTTTTTAATAAATCAAGACCATCATGTAACTGAGAATCAATTATAATTTTTTCTTTTTCACCAGATGCATTTTTTGTTTTTTGTGGATAAATATTATCGCCAAGAATTAAAAAATAGTTTGCATCATTATCTTTTTCTGAAATAGAATTAATTACTTTATACATTGGCGAAGAAACATCACAACAATGTTCATTCCAACACCCAAATGTAACTATTTTTGTAGGAGTAGGCTTAGGTGAAGTGTTAGTAGACATATCTATGTATCTAATATATATAGATACATAGATATATTAAATTCCTAATTGTTTTCGTGTAATCATTAATTGTTCTTGAGTTATATGTTTTTGATATATTAAAATATCAGAATCACCAAAATAATTATCTTCAGCACAACTACCATGTTTTTCTGGATTCAAAATATATGTTATACAAAACTCTGGAGTTAAAATTTGTGTTTTTAATAATTTACTTAATTCTAAATGACTAGCATTATATTCTAATATTTCTATATCATATTGATTTTTTTTAGATAATTGATCGTTTGAAATATACGGAATTTTATTATTTTCAGGCTTAGATGTCATAATTAATTATTATTTATATTATTATTATTATTATTATTATTATTATTATAAATTTTTGTTTCAATTTTAATAATAATAATTTTTTAGATATTTTTACATGTTTTATTTAGTTAATTTATGTTTAATGGTTTCTGTTGTTTTAATCTCTCTATTATCCAATATAAATTTACCAATATCTTCCGTATCCACATTTGGTTTATTCTGAAAATATTTATCTAAACAATCCATTAAATATTTTTTATTAATTGCTGATTTAATACGATTTTGGGTATACATAATTTTTCCGCCAGTAATGTCAACACAATCAATATCATTTGTTTTCATAATTTCTACTAAATTATTTGTTAATTCATTCTTATTTTTTTTTAATTCTTTTAATTTTGATTGTAATTCTTTCATTTCTTTATCTGTTTTTATCCACGCTTTTACATTATGAACTAATTTATCTTTAGTGGCACTCATCTTAATATAAATAATATAAAATATTTTTATATTATTTATTTAGTTAATTATATATTATAATAAAAAGGTATATATCAAAATCAAATCGTATCAAAATCAAATCGTATCAAGAAAAATCCTAAAAATCAATTCTTTTTTCGTACCGGTAATTTTCATTCCTTTACCTCTTAACATTTTTTTCAGATCTATTACAGATTTACATTTAGACATTTCTTCCATTTCCTCCGTCCATATTTGGTCAATACCTATTTCAATATTGTCATTTGCTGATGTAAGTGTATTATTTTTTGCCTTTTTTTCATGTTCTTGTTTCCAATGCTTTTCGCAAAAAATACCCTCTTCCGTGGCAGATTCATATGCGTGTTTATCACAACACGTCCCTTTATTTATTCCACTCTTCAAATGACTTCGACATTTATAAATAAACATACAATGCTTTGGAGGATAATTCACATAAGGAGTTTTATTCACGCCATTCATTGGGATATAGGGTATTAATTCATTAAAAATCGTGCGACAATAAGGACATTTGATTTGATATGTATCCAATTTAACAATTTCTAATGTAGAATAATTCCTCTGTTTTTGTAAACAAATTTCTGTATATAAAGGAAAATAATTAAATTTATGACTACATGGTAATGTAACATGATTATAAGTTAAAGGTTGTTTACTAATAAGACATTCCTTATTATTATTCGCAGCATTATCATAATAGGACGAATAATCAATTTCGGACTTTAATTCCGCATAAAAATCAATAACATCACCTCCTTCAATAATATAATTCATTATATATTAAAATATAATATCTTTATATTTTAATATATTAATATGAACAAACAAGCTTGGGGAAATGCGACTTGGTATTTATTTCATACTTTAGCATATAAATTAAAACCAGAATATGAAAATGAAGTGAAAGAATTATTTAAACAAATTGTTAATATATGTCATCATTTGCCATGCCCAGAGTGTAAAGACCATGCCGTCCAATTTTTAAATAAAGTAAATATATACATTGTGACATCTTCAAAAGAAAATTTAATTAATTTTTTATGGGATTTTCATAATATTGTTAATATAAAAACAAAGACATCTTATTTTAATAAAGATGAAATGTTAGAATTATACTCTAAAGCAAACACGCAAAGAATTGTAATGAATTTTATTAATGTGATGAATTCCAATATGAATAATGATAAAATGATGATGGCAGCATTTCATCTAAAATTAAATAATAATGTATTTAAAACATATATTAATACAAATCATTATAAATATAATCCTTAAACATTTAAGAAATGTTTGTGTAAATTAAGCAATATTAGTACTAATGATTTTACCACCCTTGTATACACTACATTTAAACGTTTGTTTTGAGGGTTTTGAACACAATACTCGATTTGACATTAATTCATCAAAATAAAGCAACGAATCTCCGCCAGCGGCATGAATAATAGCATAATACAATCCACCAAAAAATGAACCAAAAATAGCTCCAAAAATAATACCAGAAAAATCTGTACAATTATTATCCATTTTTGTTGCAGCATCAATCACAAATAATCCCAATAAAGAAATGATAACGGGGTAATTTATTAAATTATTATTAAGCATCGGTAAAAATAAATAGATGAGAGTAAATGCCATAAATAAACTCGTGGGTGCTGGACTATTATATGATTCTGTATTAAAACTAAATAAATCACATGTCATGGTTTCCACTTCAACTTGTCGCCGTGAATTAAATAAGGGCATTAAAAAAACATTAATAATCATTGCAAAAGATACCCCAACTAAAAATACTAGACCTTTTAAATCTTGATTAAACAATGAAACCATCAATAATAAAAAAGTTAAAAAAAGTGGCGACATTGCCGAAAATAATCTAAAAATAGTTGAAAAGGATGTTTGTAATTGTGGCATATTAATATATATATTAATAATATATTTATTAATAATATATATTATTAATTATTAATTTTCTCTCATTTAGTCTAATGTAAAAGTAAATATACATAAAGGTTTATCATTAATAAGAGTATCATACCATTATTATTATTATTATTATTATGGGTATTCCAAGTTATTTTAGTCACATTGTCAGAAAATATAGAACTATTTTTAAAAAATATGATAAAACCACTCACCCAATCGATAATTTATATTTAGATTGTAATTCCATTATATATGAAGCGGTGAATGATTTACAAAAAGAAAATAAAATTCCATCTACCTCGCCACATTTTGAACCAGCACTCATTAACGCTGTTTGTAAAAAACTATCCTATTATATTCATTTAATTTCACCAAAAAATCGTGTTTATGTAGCCTTTGATGGTGTTGCGCCTGTCGCTAAACTAGATCAACAGCGTAAAAGGCGTTATATGACTTGGTATAATAATAAAATGATTACCGATATAAGAAATGAAAATATAAGAAATGAACATTCATCTAAACCTTCCTCCTCGAATACAACATCAACATCAACCACTTGCACTTGGAATACCTCCGCCATTACACCAGGTACACCTTTTATGGAATTATTAGGCAAAGAAATAAAACAACAATTTATTGGTAATGAGAATATAGAAGTTATTTGTTCTTGTTCAGATGAAGTAGGAGAAGGTGAACATAAAATATATGAGTATATTCGTACTAATGCAGAATATCATCAAAATACAACCACTGTTATATATGGGTTAGATGCAGATTTAATCATGTTAACATTAAATCATCTACACATCTCCGATAAAATGTATTTATTTCGTGAAACTCCTAATTTTATTCAACAAGTCGATAAAACACTGGACCCAAATGAATTATATTTAATGGATATTCCAACTTTTGCGTTTAGTATGATTGCCGAATTAACCGATTCAACTACTAAGAATGATAATAGTGACCCCCACCCTTCTTTAAAATCTAATAAAATATTTGATTATATTTTCATGTGTTTTATGTTAGGAAATGATTTCATGCCTCATTTTCCTGCATTAAATATACGAACCAACGGAATTGAAAAATTAATATGCGCCTATAAACACGTATTTAAGGGTAGCGACCAAACACTAATCTCTAATGACGCCAAAGGCAACCAATACATTCTATGGAAAAATCTCCGAAAATTTATTGATTATTTAAGTCAAAATGAATTAGACTATCTCAAAGAAGAATATAAACGCCGTGATAAACAAGAAAAAAATATGTCTTATTATAATAACTCCACCGATGCCACAAAAGAAAAAAAAGCAGAAGAAGATTTATTAATGATTCCATTAAAAGAGCGCTCTATCGAAAAATATATTAACCCATATGAAAGTGGCTGGCAAGAGCGCTATTATACTGCCTTATTTAATATTCGCATTAATGATGATCGTCGTAAAGAAATTTGTCTGAATTATTTAGAAGGGTTAGAATGGACAATGAAATATTATTCCTCTGGTTGTATCGATTGGCGTTGGACTTATAAATATGATTATCCGCCCTTATTATGCGATTTAATAAAATATGTGCCGTATTTTGATACTTGTTTATTAGATGTTAAACCGAAACTTCCAGTGAAGTCTTTAGTGCAATTAGTATATGTTTTACCGCGTAGTAGCCATGCCCTTTTACCAAATAAAGTTCTGCCTTTATTAAAACAGGAATGGTATAAAGAAGATTGTGATTTTAGATGGTCTTTTTGTAAATTTTTTTGGGAATCGCACGTATGTCTTCCTGAAATTAATATTACTGAAATAGAAAAAATAATTAAATAATAAAAAAAAATATTATAACAAATAATTATATAATGAGTAAATATTGGAGAATTGAGCAAACACAAGTAAATGACCCCGTCATGATATCTTTTGCTGAATACGTTAAAGATGAACAAGATGATAAACCTACTGGGAGAGTATTTACTTTTACAAAAAATGGTAATATATTATCTGTAAGAGAATATCCAGATAAAAGCAATGATTTTCTTAATAGTATGGTAGGTTATATTGATATAAGAGATCAGTTCGCTGTTGAACAATATAAAGATAGTGTTGGTTATTTATTTAGAGATCATAATCTTGCTGTAAAAAATGTTGAACGTATAATGAGAGAATTTTATTGGGGAGTTCGTAATCCTAATGGAAGACAATGGTTTAGAAGTGAATTTAATAATTTATTTGATAAAACAATTGTTAATTTTTTTGCTGACCCAATCAATTTTAATATAAATAATCCAGAAAATGATAGTCCAGTTCAATACAATGGCGGACGAAAATCAAAGAAATCTAGGAAATCTAGGAAATCTAGGAAATCTAGGAAATCTAGGAAATCTAGGAAATCTAGGAAATCCAAGAAATCCAAGAAATCCAAGAAATCTAAGAAATATTGAAAAATAAGAAATCTAGGAAATAATGAAAAATAAGAAATCTAGGAAATAATGAAAAATAAGAAATCTAGGAAATAATGAAAAATAAGAAGGTAAATGTTTATTCTTTATCAATCACTATTTTTTTCAAAACCTTTTTAATCAATTTATTCATATTTTCTGTTATTTATAGTATGACTATTTTTACATAATTCTATCATTTGTTTCTGTAATTCTGTGTTATTTTTTACCATATCTAAAAATAAAAAATGCCTAAATACTTTTAATTTAATTTTATTATTTTTTCATAAAAAAGTTGTCATCACAAATATTTTATGAAAAAACGGAAATGAGAGCATAATGGTCACAATCACTTTTTTCATGTTTTTTACAAATTTTTTTGAAATTCTATTTTCGAAAATTGAAAAATAGACATTTTAAAAATGTCCAAAATCGATTTTCTTACACCTTTTCTCATTTCAAACGCCCAATTTATTCGTTTAATTTTATTAAATAATTTATGATTAATAATATATATTAATCATAAAGGATGATGTTTGTGTAGTTTTTTTATGTGATAAAGCATATTTTAATAAATTTATTTATACTTGTAATCAGTTAATAATATAATGGAAATATTTGTTTAGTAGTCGGAGACGATTTAAACAACGATGAATTATTAAATTGCGACATTATTAAAAATAATAATATTACGATTCAATATTTTCCAAATATTTCTTTTTCAAATGATTATTTAAAAATAAATAATAAAATAATTACAGATGGTAGAAATATATCTAAAAAATTTCAATGGCATAAACTTCATTTATTTAATATATTTTTTAAACAATGGAATTATATTTTTTATTTAGATTGTGGGATTAACATTTTTTCAGATATATCGCCTATAATAAATGAAATTACTGAAAATACATTATTAGCACATTCAGACGCATATCCTACATATGAATGGAAATTACATAATCAATTTGATAAAACCAATACAGAATATTTTACAAAATTAAATAATAAATATAATTTGAATATAGATTATTTTCAAACAACAATAATGTTATATGATACATCAATAATTAAAAATGATACATATAATGATTTATTAAATTTAACATATGAATATCCTATCAGTAAAACAAACGAACAAGGTATAATAGCATTATATTTTACAAATATTCAACCTTTATTTAGGCAATTAAAAACACATAACGAGCATATATATTTTTATGATTACTTATCAAGAAATAAAAATAATAAATATATAATGTTAAAATCTATTTAAAGTGAACGATTAAAAATGGGCATTTGAAATGAGAAAAGGTGTAAAATAGAATTTCAAAAAATTAAAATATTTTCTTTAAGTACCTAAAAATTAAATATATATATTAATATATTATTTGGAAATCACGACTTCTTTTGCAACCCTTTTTATGACCTTATTTATATTGTCTTCATCGCCATTCATGACTTTACTGATAAGTTTCATATAGGCATCGCTTTGTGTGGATTCACTATCCATGCATTTCGGATATTTTTCTTTCCATTTATTCAACATCAAAAAATTTTTCTTTTCAAGCCCAAGCACGGCTTTTTTCATTTTTTTATTGTCGGGTCCTTCTTTTTCCCATTTATTTTCCTCCTTTACATATAACGTTTCTCTCTTAGCGTCACTACAATGAACGGGGCGTTTATACATCTCCGTGTTATTTAAATGATTAATAATAATATTGGAAACACCTTCAATATAACCTTGATTTCCAATATTTTCCAAGTCAGATAAATTTACTTGGATCGAATTAATAAACTCGGACATGTTCATCGCATCTTTACATTCCTCATTTAAAAACACTTGTAAATTAAAAGTTTTATTATTGGTGATATTCCCATTATTTGAATTTATTATTGTATTATTATTATTAGTATTTTTACATATTTCTAATACTTGTTTTTGTAAATCATTATTATTTTTCATCATTTCTAATATTAAATTTTTTATTTCTTTATTTTCATGCTTAAATTCTTTATTTTCATTTATTAATATTTCAATTATATTATCTTTATCGATGATTGTTTCTTTTACATCTTCGCAAAGTTCAATTGATGGGTATATGTAATTGTTGTCCGTGTTTTTTTGCGTTTTATTTTCTGATAAAATAATACATTTTTGCGTGTGTCTCCATAATCCAGAATAATATTTATATGTTTTCCCACATTCACAAGAAAATAAAGGATTTTTTTGTATCTTTTCATATCCTTTTTCAGTTTTTAAGTGTTTTGTAGACAATAAATGTTTAGAATAATCTTTTTTATTATACGTTTTTATATTACAATTTATACATTCATATAATTTAGGGATTTTAGGGATTTTTTTAATATCCATTTATACCTTATAAAGATATATTATTTTTCCCTAAATACTTTTAATTATATTTTAATATTTTTTCATAAAAAAGTTGTCATCACAAATATTTTATGAAATTTTGAAAATGAGAGCATAATGGTCACAATCACTTTTTTCATATATTTTTTGAAATTCTATTTTCGGAAATTGAAAAATAGACATTTTAAAAATGTCCAAAATCGATTTTCTTAAAATAGAATTTCAAAAAATAAAAATATTTTCTTTAAGTACCTAAAATATATATTATTTTTATGTATTTAAAGAAAATTGAATCATTAATCGTTCCTAATTAAAAGGACTATATAAAACTATGATGAGTGAACATGATGAAGAGAATAAGAATAAGAAAATCAAGAAGAGCGAACCAACTAATTATGAATTAAAATATTATATTAAAACAGACGTTTCTTTAAAAGAATATAAAATGCATCAACATGTATATAGATTAGGGATTGTAAATACGCCGAAAATACTTGCGTATGGAAAAGAAACGCAAGTAATGGTATTAGAAAAAATAAATCAAATGTGTGTCTCAGATTATTATGGAGATAAAGGGAAAAATATACCACTTGATTTATTCGATAAAATAAAAGAAGTGATTAAAAAGTTATGGGATAATAATATCGTTTATCCGGACATTACTGGCTATAATTTTATAGAATACGAGAATAAACTATGGATTATAGATTTCGAACATTCCAATTTTAAACCGCTTGTAAAAAAAGAGTTTGTTGAGTTCGTGAATAAATTTGCAAATGATAAACAATTCAGAAAATGGAATCCAGAGTTTAAATAAATATTATATACATTGATGATGATAAACGTGTATAATATAAGTGTATAATATAAGTGTATAATATAAGTGTATAATATAAGTTATTTTTTTAGTTATTTTTTTTAGTTTTCTGATGTAATTGTCGCGGTCGATGATGGCGGCGTTGTGTTATTCGTTGTGTCGATCCTCTAGTGCCGTATAATATTTCAATGCCTTTATTATATTTTTCTAGGTTTTTTTTATGATGGATGCCTCCTCCTACCGCCATATCCGTTGTCGTTGTCGTGTGTGAATCATTATTTTGATTAAAGTTATACCCAACGCGCACTTGCGACATGAATTCATATGAACCATAACTTAAATAACTCGACATATCGTCTAAAGTCAAAAACATCGTTAAAAATTTAATTAAAAAAGGCGTGGGTTTAAAAAAGATAGGCTGATTAATTAAAAAGCGAGGTTTATAAAAAAAATTAGCAGAAGTCGTATCATATTTCCCATCAAAATAAGGAGTTATAATAAATTCTAAAGAAGAGTTGCTTTTTCTTAATAATTTATGGATTAAATCATAATTTTTTGGATTATATCCAGATAAACTTTTTGGATTATACATAACCATATTATCATCTCTTAATAAACGCACAATCAACGCCAATATTTTTATATGATCTAATTTAGCACCATCTTCTTTCATTAATGCCGAAAAATCATTGATTTCTACCAAATTATGTTTTTTTTTATAATCTAAATTTAAACTCTTAATATTCATTTTTTTCGCTTTATTTTTAATAAGACTAGCCACTTCATTCCATGTGAGACTATCATCATTAAAATAGGGCGTATTTCCATATTTGTCCTTATAGGCAGTAATATATAAAGGTTGTTCATTTAATTCAGGGTGTTCTTTATTGATAAATTCTTTCGCTTCTAGAATAGGATTACCATCATTAAAATATTGCGCACCATTCATATACTCCAAATATTCTTTTAAAGAATCCACTATATCCGTTGAAGAAAACATAATATATTCGTGTAAACGTTCAGATACAGGATCCATATTGATGTCAATATAATTATAATTTGCAGGGGTACGATCATTTGCAGCACCGCTACTGGCCGCCGTTTCTTCGCTTGTTAAACATTCCGTGTGTTCAATGAAAATACTTTTTGTCATACGTCTTTTATTATAATCATAAATGGTATCTAACATTAATTCATTATAATCTAACGTTAACCATAAATATTCTATCGGCAATTGTATTATTTTCATACCACATAATAATTTATTCATATTAAACAATAAACTTAAGATACGATCATCGGCTTTCCCTTGATTCGCTGGTTGACTCGAAGTTTCAATCCAATATTTCAGGAGTTGTTTTGCTTCTGGCGTTTGCGAAAACCACATGGTGCCGCCGGATGTTTCAAAAGAATATGGATCATAATTAATACTTTCATTCATTTTCCAACTTGCACGCGGGTCGATATTCCATCCTCTGCCCATAAAATCATTATCAATTAAATCAAATAGTTTAGGATATTTGCGGATAAACATATCTCCGTCAATATACAATACGGCTCTTTCGCCTACAGCCGCTAATGCTTGTTTAATAAATAAAGGTTTGGCATTAATAGCGAGTTGATAACCACCAGGCGCCGCAAATTCTGGATATTCCACTGCCATATAGTTACAATTTACCTTTTTACACGCATTTTCCCATAAGACAATCATTTCTTCATATTTAACTGGATTGAAATAACGTAATTCTTTATTCATAATATCATAAAGAGACATCTCTATATAAGATTCTAATTTTGGTGTAGTATAATTTTTTTTTAATTTTAATTTACTTTTAATCGTATTAATCTCGGTAGAAATTTGTACATTAATACTTTCAACTTCTTTCATTAATTTTATATCATTTTCATTTTTTTCATTTTTTTTAATTAAAAATTGTTTTTTTAAATTTGTTAATTCTTTATACATCATTACTAAATTCACAATATGTTCTTTTACTAGAACAATAAATTCATTCATGATAAGATTAAAGAATCGGATTGTTTTTTCTTTATTTTTATAGATAAAATCAACAGGAGTTTTATTATTTTTATTTTTTTCTAATATTCTTTTTGCTTTTATAAATCGGTTTTCATCATTATAATCGATTTTTAATTCTTCAAAAATCATACCATTATATGCATTCGCTCTATTTTCAATTAAGTCTATATATTCTTTTAATGAACTCATATTTATTTCTAAATTTGAAACTTTCTCTTGAAAACTTTTTACAGATGCTATACTTAAATATTCAATACATAATTTTTGAACTTTTGCAAATATTTCTTCATAAAAAAGCGTGCATGGTCGTGCGGTATTTTGATTTAAATTGCCTTTTCCCCACCAATAAGTTGAAACAACAAAATTACTTTTTGGATTAATAATAGTTGGTTGAATCGATTTTTTTTTAATAATTTTTTGTAATAAGGAATAATCCATATTAATATTATATATATATAATATTAATATTAATATATAAAATGTTATATAAAAAAAATAACTTGAAATTCATTATACAATATTTTTTTATATTTAATTAATAAATTATTTATTATTTTAATTATTTATTCCTCTCCATTTGTCGCATCGTTGTCATCCTCCTCTTTTGTCGTTTCACTTGTTTTACCAGTAAGGAATTCTTGTAATAGTTTCGGACCATGTGAATCAAATCCGCAAAAATCCATCATGCCTTTATCAAGTGGATCCGCAATAGATAAATCGTTCATTTGTGTAGCGACTACTGCTAATTTTGTTGGAATGTTCATTTTGGTGCGATATTGTTTAAGTGCTATACTGGGATTTATGCCAGAATTAACATCATTATCAGTAATAACTACAAATCCATCATAAAGTCGATTATATTTTATGGCTTCTAATATTCCTTTTGAAATATCGGTACAACTAAAATTTGATCGTTGAACGGCTTTTAAAACATCTAGAAAAGAGGCTTTGGCATGTATCAAATCCGAAACATCAGTTATTCCATTTGAGAATATATAGAAAGAATGTTGTATAGGATGTTTACTATTTGCTTCTGCTCGACAAAATACCATCGCTAATAAGGCCGCAATTTCTGCGTTTGTCACTCCCTCACATAAAGATTCACTCGTCATCGAACCCGAACAATCGATTAAGAAACATATACGTTTACCCGATGGTGCAACATACTTAAAACTTAAATAGAATAATTCTTCTAAGGCGTCGATTAGTCTTTTAAGGGGCATCCAAGAATGTTTACTTAATTTACCAAACCCTCGTCTATATGTAAACCAAGTGATTAAGACTTGAACTGGATGTATTCTAGATTTTTCAATGACTTTAGGATTTTTTAGATGCGCGAATACTAAATCTAATATTTCTGGCGCATCAAAGACACCAACACGAGTTAAATTCGCCAAATTACGTAATAAAGCGGTGAAAGGCATCGTTACTTTATTACAATCTTCATTTAATAACAGCGCCAGTTGAATACGTGAATTAGCCAACATTTCTGTAGAGACTTGTTCACGCGATAAACGAAAATGTTGAATAATTTTAATTAAATACACTAATTTTTCTTCATTTTCCAAATCGGCAGATGTAGATTTTTTTGCCAAATGAATTGCCGTTAAATATTTATACATTTTATCATCGGTTAAATTAAATTTTTCTGCCAACAATTTCATTTTATCATAACCTTCTATCGTATAGCGTAAAACTAAATCCATAGGAGTTGCCGATGCAACCACATCCTTAGTTGCCTTTTTCTTTTTTGGTGCATTTATAATTGGATTACCTGATGGGTCGACGAAGACACGATCATCGCCTGTTGTTGTGTTTGTATGTATACATTTTAATAAATCCACAATCCCCCAATCACCTCGTTTAATATATTTTGTCGCTTGATAGGCAAATGCTTCTGGCGTTTTAGTTAAAATCCATTGGTTCAAATTATTCTTAACGCCTCGTCCAAATCCTTTAGAAATGGCTCCTTCAGCATTTGGAATTTTGGCATGATATTGTTTCCATGAATAAAGTTGCGAAATAGTGCGATACTCTTTTAAAAATTCAAGTGATTTCTTACGCAATGCGTCATCGTTGGCACGACATAACATCGCATGAATCATGAATAGCATATCTTGTTTTGGCGCACGACCCTCTAAATAAATATCGCGTACTATTGTTAATATTTTGTAACCATTTCCTGCTAAAATTTGTTCACGTATATAATTTATGGCATCTTCATCTAACTTGTTTGCGGAAGACACAGATGAATATTTTTGTTTTTGAGTACCTAGCATAATAATTCTATTTAGTTTTTCTTCAAAAGAAATAGATTGTGTAAAACTTTCAATACTGGGTAATTCTATACTAGGTAATTCTATACGTGGTAATTCTATACGTGGTAATTCTATACGTGGTAATTCTTGAATGTTAGACAAAGACATGATGATGATGACGGCTAATGTTATTATAAGAATTTATTTATATGATTTTAATATATCAATTTTTTAATATATTAAATTTAATATAAAATGGTATAAAATAAAATCATTATAATAATACATATATTAAGAAATGGAAAATATCTCTTCAACCACGATGCCTAAGACCACACTCACAACTACGCTATTTGAACAAGTATCACAATTTAATAAAGAATTTGGGGTTATGCAATTAGATAAACCTTCATTAGCGAATGAATCGTTTATTACATATAGAATGGCACTCATCAGAGAAGAAATGAGTGAATTAGAAGACGCTGTCAAAAATAAAGACTTAGTTGAAACCATTGATGCTTTAACCGATATTTTATATGTCGTATTAGGTATGGGCTATAGTTTAAATGTCAATTTAGATAAAGCATTTAAAATCGTACATGAAAGTAATATGTCGAAGATTTGTTTAACAGAAAATATTGCGAAAGAAACATTAGAATGGTATAAAAATAATGAACCTCGTTATACCGCACCGAATTATCGTATAAATGCATGTGGCAATTATGTCGTCTATGATGAACCTACTAAAAAAATATTAAAATCAATTCATTATAAACCAGCAAATTTACGTGACTTGGTATAAGTAGATACAAAAAAAGTATACAATAGAGTATAAAAATATAACATATAATATCTCTAAATTAACTACTTAAAGATAACCCTCTATTATAATATAAGTAGTAGAAGTAGTACTATTTCAATAAAAACAAAAAACAACACACAGGTTGTTTGGTCTGCCGACAATGGATTATCTAACACTTTTATGCTAAAAACATCCATCGTCATAAAATTGACCAACACCGCACTTCACTTTTCTTCTCTTTATAGGACTCGTAGTTTAATAGGTAGAACAACCATATGGACTACAACAAATTGACTAGAACAATTTTCTGGTCTGAATGTAGTTTATTCTCCACTTATAGGGGGAAATGCAAGTTCAAGTCTTGCCGAGTCTAAAAAAAAGAAATATAGAGTGAAGTATTTTAACATCATTTCATCATGTTAAATAACATGGTCTGAATAATTTGGGTTATCCTTTTAAGATCTCCCCCAAATTAATTTGATTGACTATGTTATTTAATAACAAATATTCAAATACTTTTCTAACGATTCAAAAATTATGAATTCATTTATTATTATCATCATTCATCATTATCCTTGGTGGTAGTATTATTATTATTCTCCTCAGATTCAAACGTATTATTTTCATTTATAGTCATAAATGTTTTTGAAATATAATAATGTATTTCATAACTGGATTTATCATATATTAATTTAATCTTATATTGAATTTGATGTTCATTACATAAATGGCGCAGAAGGGTAAGAAAATTTTTATATGTCATTTTTCTTTCAGCATAATATTGTTTTGACAAAAAATAATAAGATTTAAGCGTTTCAGTAAAAGGGAATATAAGCTGTTTAAACTCAGATTGTTTAAACGTAATTTTATTAAATAGATAAAAAGGCGTTGTATCAGGCGGCAAACATACTTTTTTCAAGAAATCATATAAAAGCGTTAGAGGTGGTTTAAATTTAAATAATTGTGAATAAGCGGACATAGAGATAATGTAATTATATATATGAGATATTATATATTATATATAATTATATTATATATAATAATAATAATTATATTATATAATATATATAAACCACGATTATTTAAGAAAAAATACGGATTAAATTATTTGTAAAAAAAGCGAGTTCTATTTCATCTTCATGTACGTTATGAAATAAAGTAATATATTTACAAATGATTGGAAAAATCGTATACTTTTCCTCTTCACTTAATAAATCAGTTATTTTAATAAATAAAAAAAAAGTATCTAGAATATCAATGACAGAATATCCCGTATCAAAAAGTTTATACAAAACAGCAATAGATGCTTTAAGATTTTTCTCATTTTTACAATAATGGATATAATCTTGAAAATCCGAAAAAGAAATATTTGTGCAGATGGATTTTACCAAATCTAAAGTAATAGGTACATCCATTAATTTTATTTTTTCCAAATAATTAATAACTAATTTTAATGATTTATTGCTGATAGAAATAATAAATTTTTGTATTTCATCCGTTAATCTCATGTTTTCTTGAACGCATATTTTTTTTATTATTTTACTCATATGTTCATTTTCCAATGGTTTTATTTTTAAAATACTTAATCTCGATTGTATGCTATCAATTACTTTTTGCGAATTAATACAAGATGCAATAAAATGTACATTATAACTATAATTATCAATATAATTACGGAATATTTGTTGACTTTGTTCATTAATATGATCAATATTATCTAATATAATGAATTTTTTTTTTCCCATCATACTACTTTTCGTTTGACAAAACGTTTTTACTTCATTTCGATAATATAATATTCCTTGATCTTTTAAGGTATTAATAGTTAAAATATTATTTTCAGTATATGTTGCAGACCCATAATATTCGCGTATAATTGCATTAATTAAAGTTGTTTTCCCGCAACCTACTTCGCCAATAAAAAGAATATTTAAAGAATCCATTTCCTTCATGGTTTTTATTAATGTTAAAAGTTCTTCTTCTTTATCAAAATCTGTTAATAATAAAGGTTGATATTTATATATAAAAGGTTGTTCCATCTGCGAATGAATAATTAATCATTATTCATATATTAAATTTAAGTATTTATTAATTTATTTATTATAATATTCTTCTAACGATTTAACTATTTAAGTATTACAACATACTATATTAATATTAATGAGTGAAACTGAGAATTTATATGAAATTTTAGGATTATCTAAAACGGCAAGTCAAGAAGAAATTAAAAAAGCCTATCGTAAATTATCGTTAGAACTTCATCCAGACCGAAATAATGGTTCAACTGAATCGACTGAAAAATTTAAAAAAATATCATGTGCGTATGAAATATTAGGAGATATTGAAAATCGGAAAAAATACGATATGTATGGCAGTAATTATAAAAATATAAGCGATAACAATAACAATAACGGACCTGGTATAAATCCAGCAGATATTTTAAAGTTTTTTTCTAAAAATATTTTTGGTCATATGGGAGGAATGGGCGGCGGAGGAGGTATCTTTATAGATCCAGAAGCCGCAATGCATATGAATATGGGAATGGGTATGGGTCCTGACCCAAATGGTTTACATTTTTTTAATATAGAGCATTTAAAACGTGGTATGAATAAACCAATGCCTATCCTAAAAAATATCGAAATCACTTTAAGTAATGCGTACAGCGGTTTTTCTGTTCCAGTTGAAATTACCCGCTGGGTCGTAGAAAATGGTATTAAAAGAGAAGAAAATGAAAATTTATATGTAACCATTCCACCTGGAATTGATGCGAATGAATTGATTATTTTAAGAGAGAAAGGGAATATTTTAGACGAGACAAATAAAGGTGATGTTAAAATATTTATTAAAATTAATAATGATACTGATTTTGTGCGTGAAGGGTTAAATTTAATATTAAATAAAACCATTACTTTAAAAGAAGCCTTATGTGGATTTTCATTTGATATGAAATATTTTGAAGGAAAGACCTTTAAAATAAATAACGGAAATGGGAATGTCATTGCTTTCAATCATAAAAAAATAATATCTAATATGGGTATGAAGAGAGAAAATCATGTCGGTAAATTAATTATAGAATTTGCGATTGTTTTTCCAGAAAAATTAACTGAAGAACAGGTGAAACAACTTGACAATATTTTATAATTTTTTATAAAAATAATATAATTATTATAATTATGATAATTATACTATAAAAAATAAATATAAATATATTATTATTATTATTATTATTATTTACCTTTTTCAATTACCACTTCTTTCACCAACTTTTTTATTACCTTGTTTATATTTTCTTCATCACCATTCATTAATTTACTTATAAGATGCATATAGGCATCGCTTTGAGTGGATTCACTATCTAAACATTTCGGATATTTTTCTTTCCATTGGTTCAACATCAAAAAATTCTTCTTTTCCACACCACGCACCGCTTTTTTCATTTTATTATTATCTGGCCCTTCTTTTTCCCATTTGTTTTCCTCCTTTATATATAAAGTTTCTCTCTTAGCATCACTGCAATGAAATGGGCGTTTATACATCTCCGTTTTATTTAAATGATTAATGATAATATTCGAAACCCCTTCAATATAACCTTGATTATCAATATTTTCTAAGTCGGATAACTTTACTTGTATCGAATTAATAAATTCTGACATGTTCATGGCATCTTTACACTCTTCATTTAAAAACACTTGTAAATTAAATGTTTTATTATTGGTAGTATTCATATTATTTGAATTTGTATTATTTATAATTGTATTATTATTATTTTTACATATTTCTAATACTTGTTTTTGAAAATCTTGATTTTGTTTTTGTAATTCTGTATTATTTTTAACTAATTCCAACACTAACTCAGTTAATGCTTTAATTTCATTCGACGATGAATCTAATATTGTATTTTCTGTAATATCTTCATTTAATATTTCATTAGTTAAATTCAAATTTATACAAGTTTTATTATGTTTCCATATACCAGAAGCAGTTTTGTATTGTTTATTACACCTAATACATTTTAAATTAATATTAGAATGTATGTTATTTGTATTATTTGTATTTTTTATATGTTTTACACTATTTATATGTTTTTTAAATTCACTTTCTTTGTTACATTTATAATTACATATTTCACATAATATTTTTTTTTGAATTAAAAGAGGAGAATTATTAATTTCCATTTTATTTCCATTTGTATTTTTTAAATGCTTTGAAGTGGTGACGTGTATGTTAAAATCTCTTAAATTATTACATTTATAGTCACATAAATCACAAATAATTTTTTTGGGTATATTTAAAGGATAATTAACCATTTCCATTTTATATATTGGAAATATAAAATTCTCCTTAATCCTTTTTATTTAAATTTTATTAAAATTTCATAAAAAAGTTGTCATCACAAATATTTTATGAAATTTTGGAAATGAGAGCATAATGGTCACAATCACTTTTTTCATGTTTTTTTTGAAAATCTATTTTCGGAAATTGAAAAAAAGACATTTTTAAAATGTCCAAAATCGATTTTCTTAAAATAGAATTTCAAAAAATTAAAATATTTTCTTTAAGTACCTAAAATATTAAATATATATATTATTTGTTTTGTTTTATTTTCTAATGATATAACATAAAAAACATAACATGAACTTGATTCTGATTTCAACCATCTATATAACTTTACTTTTTTTCCTTAGTGGATTTCATAAAATAAAAGATTTTATATCCGTGACAAAAGGGTTTATGAAAAAAACTAAACTGCCGTTAACGCTTTCAAAAATAATTATTATTGGCGTGATTTTATTAGAAATCATAGCACCATTAATAATATCTCTCTATTCGTATAATTCTAATCCGAAATTATATGCGTATACGAAATTATCTCTTTTAGGTTTAATTCTATTTACGATTTTAGCAACATTCCTCTATCATTTTCCGCCATTTGGATCAAATTATTATTCTTTTATGTCTAATCTCTCTACCCTAGGTGGTTTACTTTTACTTTATAATCATTTTTCTTTTTAATTATTAAACTTTTTACACATTCTTGAAGAACATTTTCAAAATATAATATTAATATAATATAATATTATGTCACTCACTTCTTTTAAAAAAATAAAAAATGGATACAGAACAGAAAAAAATGGCTGGATTTATCTCTCTATCAAAGGTAATCCAAAAGAGCGAGGTTATGCCAATGGTTATCTTTTAGCCCCCGAATTAAAAGAAATATTTAAAATGCTAGATTTTAATTTTATGAACAATTCAGGTTATTCACGTGAATTTTTTTCCGAAATCATATATGAATTATATGGTCCACAAATAAAAGCACATTATCCTGAATATTATGAAGAAATGGAAGGTGTTCAAGAAGGCGCCAAAGCAAATCATACAAATCTCTCTTTGGCTGATATTATTATGTGGAATTGTTATGTTAGTATTGATTATTTAATGGGTAGTTTACCAGAATTAATTCAACAAAATGAAAAATTAAATAAAAAATACGGCGAGATGTTTAAAGGGAAGTCAACTGGGAGTCAATCTACTAGCGAAGGCGGCAGCGGCAGCAGCAGAGGCAGTAGCAGCGGAGCCAATGATCATTGTACGGCCTTTATGGCAGTAGGAAGTTATACCAAAGATGGTAAAATTGTCTGTGGGCATAATTCCTTTGATAATTTTATTGATGGGCAACATGCGAGAGTGATGTTAGATATCCATCCGACCAAAGGCCATCGAATTTTAATGCAAACTTCGCCTGGATGGATTTCAAGTGGTACAGATTATTATGTGACGAGTGGAGGATTCATATGTACAGAAACAACGATTGGCGGATTTAATAAATTTCGGTTAAAAGATCCTATCTGTTGCCGTATAAGAAAAGCCATGCAATATAGTAATACCTTAGATGATTGCCTGAAATACATTAAAGAAAATAATGGCGGCGATTATGCGAATTCTTGGTTAATTGGTGATACTAATACCAATACGATTATGCGGATTGAATTAGGGTTAGATTATATGAATGTCGAAAAGAAAAAAGAAGGCTATTTTATTGGATTTAATGCGACTGATGATCCGCGTATCCGTAATTTAGAATGCAGTAATCATGGTTATTATGATATTCGACGACATCAAGGCGCGCGGCGTGTCCGTCTTACACAATTAATGGATAAATATAAAGGGAAAATCGATGTGAAGATTGGCGAAGAGATATTAGGCGATCATTATGACGTCTATTTGAATAAAATAAATCCTTGTTCGCGGACATGTTGTAGTCATTATGAATTAGATGATCGCGCGTTCATGTCACAAGCCGATCGACCTAAACCTTATCAACCACGCGGCGCACTAGATGGCGTTGTATGTGATACCACGATGGCGAAAAAAATGTCATTAATGGCGCGATGGGGTAGTTCGTGTGGTATGCCATTTGATAAAACAGAATATTGTAAGAAAAATATTCAATGGAAAGATCAAGAACCTTATTTACATGATCGAAAAGGACAATCTTGGACAGAATTTTCGGTTTTAAATAAAAAAACGAATAATAAAGTTAAAACAAATAATAAAATGTATTCAAAAACAAAAATAAATAAAACTAAAAAAATAAAATCAAAAAAATAAGAGAACTAAAATATATACAAAAAAAATCATACATTATATTATATATAATATATGATTAAAAAGAGAAGATCTATAAAAAAAAGTAAAAGATTAATTAAAAGAAAAACAAATAAAAAATATAATAAAAACACAACTAAAAAAAATAAAAAAACATATCGGAAAAAAATGAGAGGCGGTGTTTTTTGGGATGAACAATTATCAACAGATGAACAGATATTAGCAGATAGAAGTAATAGTCAAAATTTACAAATAAATGATTGTACACAACGGGCGGATAATAAATGGATTAATATAAAATATAATGTAGATGAAATATCTTTTGATTCTAATTTAGCGCCGATCAAAATATTCAAATCAGGATCTTCAAGTTTAGCAGATTTAGAAAATGGTGTTCATAATTTTATTTTATTTTGGGATGAAACTAACAAGGAATATATTTTAACCACATCTTTGTTTAATGCTTTTGAATTTGCGACAAAACATTATATGATAAGTCAACGTCTAGGAGAAAGAGTACCACCCAAATTCATACTTTCAGGTGAAATAGAAGTAACTGACCATATGCCAACGCAATTTCATGATACGAGTTCTTTTTTTTATAATAGTAGTGGTACAAATTTTAAAAAAGGGTTTTTAATTCATTATTTAAGTGAATTTATGAAAATTCCTGAAAACAAAGAATTAGCAGATAGTAATTTTAAAGAATTTAAAGAAAAATTCTGGGAGGATGTTTTTTTTAATAAGGCAGAAGTTGATGAAAATCATCAGGTGGTATGGTTAGCCCCAAAAAAAATACCAGATATTTTGTTTAGAAAAAATGGCGATTTTCGATGGTATTTTGACAAGCAAGTGGATACTATGGAAAAATTAAAAGGTCATCTTAAGAGTGAAGACGACAAAAGAAATAAAGATTTTAATTTTGTTTATCGAGGTGGTACTATAGAAAAATATATAGAAACTATAACTAATATAATGAATGACGCATTTAAAACTATTTTTAGTAGTAGTGAAATTAATTTAAAATATGCTGATAGACTTAATTATGGTAATCAAAAAGATGTACAAAAATTTTATGACGATATGTGTAAACAAACTCCTCCATACACATTTGACATTTATGACAATGAAGATACATGTCTTGCTGGCACAAATAAAATAGGTGATATTTGTACTGAATTACAACAGACTCCATCATAATATGCTAATGAGTATATATGCTAATGAGTATATATGCTAATGAGTATATATGCTAATGAGTATATATGCTAATGAGTATATATGCTAATGATTTATATAAATAATTAAAATATATAAAGATATCTCTTAATTATTTATATAATAATAATAATAATAATAATATCATCAAATGGGTTCCATTAAACGCGTCACAAATGAACATAAAGAAATGATCTCTAATCCGCCAATGAATTGTTCGGCAGGACCCATTAATGAATCGGATATGTTTTCATGGCAAGCGACTATTATCGGTCCAGAAAAGACACCTTATCAAGGCGGTATTTTTAATTTAAAAATAGATTTTCCATTAGATTATCCATTTAAACCACCCAAAATTCGATTTATTACGAAAATATATCATTGTAATATAAATTCTTCTGGCGGTATTTGTTTAGATATTTTAAAAGATCAATGGAGTCCAGCGCTGACAATTAGTCAAGTCTTATTAAGTATTTGTTCGTTAATGGATGACGCGAACCCTAAAGATCCGCTAGTACCTGATATTGCTAATCTTTTATGTAAAGATAAAGCACAACATGATATGAATGCACGCGAATGGACATTATTGTATGCGTCAGGCGGATTTTAATACAAATTTTTTATTTATTTTTCTCTCGTTCTCACTTTATAATATACAATAATAAAACAATAAAAACAATAAAAATAATAAAATATATTGTCTATTATATAGAAATGCCGCGTGCTAAAATTTCATATGGATTATTGACATCCGGAAATAAAGGGGGGGGGGGGCAAAAAAGCAAGGGTTAACAAATCATGCTTATTGGTCACGCACGCCTTTTAGGATATTTTCAGCAAATACCAATAATGTACAAACTAATGTACAAAATAATTGTATTAGTTTTAAGGCGAAATCTGATAATTTGATTATCACCGCATTTGGTCCTTTCGGTGGCGGTGATATAGTCGGTCTAATTTTCAATATGCCTACTCCTGTATCTAATGTTAGTGTAGGATGGTATATTGAAGGACCAGGACTTGATGATAAAGTAAAAATAACAGGTTCAGTAGTTTATGAGGGATATAGTGACATCTTTTTAGTATTTATAAATTCCGACGATACTGCTTATCCAGGGTTAACCTCTAATAGTGAATATACCTTTTATAGTCCAGAATGTATTTAATAACATTTTTTAAGTGCAAAATCTTTGTTTATATTTTTATAATATACAATAAAAACAATAAAACAATAAATAATAAAATATATTGTATATTATATAGAAATGCCGCGTGCTAAAATTTCATATGGATTATTGACATCGCGAAATCAAGGGGGGGGGGGCAAAAAAGCAAGGCTTAACAAATCATGCTTATTGGTCACGAACGCCTTTTAGGATATTTTCGGCAAATACCAATAATAATATAACAAATAATTGTATTAGTTTTAAGGCGATAGCTCAGGGTGAAGGTTACAATGATCGTATCGTCTCTATAGAGTTCGATATATCTACTATATCTAATGTTAGTGTAGGATGGTATATTGAAGGACCAGGACTTGATGATAAAGTAAAAATATTAAGGTTACGGGATGTAAGTGATACACGACGAAGTGTGATTATATTTGAAATGCGAGGTGCTGCTTTCCAAGAAAACAATAATGAATATACCTTTTATAGCCCAGAATGTATTGAATAATCTGAATTAATTATATTTTTAATGATAATAATAAAAAATATAATTTTTAAAAAAAATAAAATTTAAGAAATGCGTTTAGTAGGGATTTTCGAACTTACGATATAAAGAGAATTTTCAGTCGCAATAATGTATTCATTTTCGACTTTATAAATTTTATCAATAGGTGAAGTATACTCCTCTTCACTTTTCACTAAAAGTTTTTCGCCATTCTCTCTTACGCCAATCAATACTTTATTATCTTGTGATGCAGTCCAATAATCGAGCATAATGGGTTTATCATCTACTACTGCAATTTTAACAACATGTTGTAAACAGGTATTACTTGGTGATGAATAATTTCCTTCTTTTGTACTCATTTATACAATTTAATTTATATAATCTTTAAATACTTATATATAATATTTAATTATATATAATATTTATTTTTCGTATAATATTTATTTTATAATATTAATTAATATATTTTTTTCGTATATTAAATATTTTTTGATTTTTTTTTTCATATTTAATATGATTTTCAGAAACATTTTCTTTAATATGATGATATTCTTTTATTAAAATAGTACATAAAAATTGATATAACTCTTTTAATATCTCTTCCGTGCATTTACCTACGATTAATACGCTGCCAGTTCGAAAAATCATAAAAGAAATCTTATAACTCGGATCATCTTTATTATAGGGTGTATCAGAAGAATTTATACTATTTTGTATTTTATTGTTATTATAATAAAATTCACATTGAATACCTGGATAAGAACAAGGATCATAAACACTATTTATTTTATAATGATATTTAAGTTTCTCATATAATTTATCTCTATTAATATAATAACCGCAGTTAAAATTCGAATTGATTAATACTGTTTCATTTTTATCTTTTAAATAAGTGAGAGGTATTTTTGTATCAACAAACGGGGTAAGAATATCAGTTAAAACATTCAACGCATTTATTAATACTTTGGTAGATTGTATGCCTGGAATTTCTAATTTACCTGTATTGAATACCTTCACATGTATTTCTTTATATACACCATCAGATAAAATGCGTAATATAACAACAAAACAATTCATAAATGCGCCTTTTTTTTTACAACGAAAACTAGTTATATCTTTCCGATATACGCCAATACTTACTTTTCGCACTTCTTTAAATTTTATACGACTATTCGGTTTATTTACTTTACTAATCGTTAAATTTTCAACATATTCATAATCTTTTGTTTTGTTAGTAATTTCATCTAATTCGTCTTGTGAAAATAAAATAAATTTCATTTGTTTTTTCACAACGCCTATGGTTGGAGTAGAATAAGGGATGATAGGTATTTTCCAAAATACAGCATTTATATCAATTGGTGTATTCAAATAAGAGATAATAGTTGTGGTGGAAATATATAAATCTGATATAGGCGGCGGTGGAGATGATGATGATGATGATGATGATGATGATGATGATGATGCTGATGATGTATCAGAAAGTGAAAGGTCATTCTCTCCATTTATTTTATCGATCGTTCTTTCTATTTTATTATTATTTTTTTTTATTTGCGACTTATCTTTATTATTAGATGTTTCATTCTCATTTAAAGATAATGATGGATCATAATCATCATCACAAAAATTTGCCCATTCATCATTCATATCATTCATATCATTTATTGAATTTATCATTATAAATATGATGGTTATGTTCTTTATATTGTTTCAGATATATATTTTCAATTTTCAAAAAAAATCATTTAAAGAGATTGAAAAATAATTTTTAATATATTCATTATTTATATTTGGAATATGTAATATAAATTCTGTACATTTCAATAATTTATCACTTATATAATGAGGATGAAAACGGATAATATAATTTAAAAAATCTTTAAAAATATTTTTTATAATCATATTATATTTTTTACTAATATTATCAATATGATCAGAAATTATTTTATAATCTTTATGTTGTATAATAATATGAAGTAAATTTTCCCATACATCATTATCAATAATATTATTCATTAACGTTTGATTTAATTGGATATAATTTATCATACTGCGGATATCAGATTTATATAAGATTTGGATGGATTTTAATTTATCCAACGATATATTTATATTTTCTTTTTCACTGACTTCATATAAAAATGTTATAATATTTTCTTCAGGCAATTGATTGAATCTTAAACGTAATAAATCATTTTGTAAAGATTCATCTATTTTACTAATATAATTACATATTAAACAAAATCGTACATTTACATTATAGGTTTGTATAAGATATTTAAGTGCATGTTGTGCACTTTTCGTCATATAATCAACCTCATCTAAAATGACAAATTTTATTCCGTTTGTAAATAATGATTTAGAGTTGACAAATTGCATAATTTGATTTCTTATCGTATCAATACCCCGTTCATCAGAGGCATTTAAATGAATCATTAACCCTTTATTTATTTGATTGTTATTTTCTTGGAAAGTTTTTATTAAATTTATAATGGTAGTTGTTTTACCTGTTCCGGGTGGTCCATAAAAAAGTAAATTTGGAATATAATTTTTTTTTATCATATTAGAAAATATAGTTTTATTGATATCATCTAAAATAATATCACTGAAAGTAGATGGTCGGTATTTTTCAACCCAGGGTTTATTACCATTTTGATTTACATTTTGATTTATATAATTAGTAGTAGTCATTCTATTTTATTCTTTTTTTAATATACTTTTATAATAATTTACTTTTATATACAAATATAAAAGTAAATATATCATATATATATATCATATATATATTATATATATTATATGAACATTATAGAGAATGCAGTTAATAATGAAGTAGGTTATTTAGAAATATATGCTGGGCCGATGTGTTCAGGAAAAACTACACAATTATTAGAATTATATAAGCAATTTAAATTTTGTGGTATACCAACTTTAGTGGTTAATCATGCTGATGATATGATACGCTATCCGAGCGCACAATTAACCTCACATGATAATAAAACAATTCCTTGTATCATGGTGAATTCTTTATCCGAAATTAATGATATTGTCAATGTTAATAAAGGTAATTATTATGAGGAATTTATGAATACTTCAGTAATACTTATTAACGAAGGACAATTTTTTCAAGATGTAGTACAATGGGTGACTATTGCTGTTGAAAAATATAATAAACATGTTTATATTTGTGGATTAGATGGCGATTTTCAAAGAAAAAAATTTGGAGATTGGTTAGAAGGTTTAATTCCTTTATGCGATAATTATACGAAATTTCATTCCTATTGCATGGAATGTAAAAAAAAGAAGGCAATATTTACACATCGGTTAATCAATGACAAGACGCAAAAAATAATTGGGACAGATTGTTATGTGCCTTTATGTCGTCTTTGTTATAAAAAATTAAATTGTACAACTATATAATTGTATAAAACTAATTGGAATAACATTTAATTAAAACCATTTAAATTAAAAAGAATTATATTTATTAAAATGAATATAATTGATGGTAATGATAAAAAAGAAGAAGAAAAAGGTCAAGACATATCTACTTTGATAAACACGGAACAAAAAGTTGTGAAAAGGACACGAATTTCTAAGAAACAAGCCGAAAAAAATAAATTAGAACAAAAAATAAAATTAGAAACAACCGGAGATGTTGTAAATAATGAAAATGTAATTGTAGCATCAGATATCGTCGTTATTTCTTCAATCAATGAAGATGATAATACCTTAGAAATTAATAATAATAATAATAATAATAATAATAATAATGATGATGAAAGTGTAAATGAACCTAAGGTATATAAAAAACGTGGTAGAAAACCAAAAGGAGGAAAAATAATAGTAAATCCAATTATTAAACCTTATGTCAGTTTAACTGAACATAATATAATACTCCATTTAAAATGTACAAATTTAGATATATCAGATGATCCTTTATTATCTACACTTAAATATGATCCAATTGTTCAAAATGTAGAAACATTTCAATTTGAAAATTTAAAAACAAATGATTTAGGATTTGATATCATACCAACAAATGATAATGATGATGATGAGAATGATAAAAATAATAATATTTTTAATCAACCACTCAAACATGCTTTTTTTATTGATTGCGATACCAATTTAAAAAATAGCAATAATGTTACTACAAGCATGACCAACACTATAAATAATAATAATACTACTACCAGTATTCATAATAATAATAATAATAATACTAATACTAATAATGATAATCTGAAATATCTATGGTCGAAAATAAAAGAACTATCACTAAATCTCCATAATAATAATCTCATGGATAAAAAGTCAGATTGTTTTTGGTGTACCTGTGGATTTGATAATCCGCCAATTTATATTCCAAAATATGAATTGAATGGAACATATCATTGTTATGGTTGTTTTTGTAGCCCAGAATGTGCTACCTCTTTTTTATTTAAAGAATCTATAGATGCTTCGACACGATTTGAGAGATACCATTTATTAAATCATATTTATTGTAAAATATATAATTATAGTAAAAATATTAAACCTGCACCGGATCCATATTATACCTTAAATAAATATTATGGCAATTTAACTATTCAAGAATATAGAACGTTACTGAAAAACGAAAGATTACTTATTGTAGTTGAAAAACCCTTATCGATTGTTTTACCTGAATTACATGAAGATAATGATGAATTAATGTATAATTCAAAATCGGTAATAGCCGCAAATAAATTTTCATTAAAAAAGAAAACATTAAATACAAAAAATAAATAAATGACACCCAATTTACAAATAGTAAATAATTATGTAGACAGACCATAAATAAATAAAAAATTATTATATTTTTTATTTATTCTTTTTTTTTTGAAAGACATGCTCATTTATTATATTTTTTTTGTTTTTCTTATTTTTCGATTTTTAGGTTTTCTGTTTTTTCTTATTTTTTTTGTTTTTCTGTTTTTTCTTATTTTTTTTGTTTTTCTGTTTTTTCTTATTTTTTTGAACCCTCCACGTGAAACTTCAAAATTATCATTATTATTATGAAATTCAATTAAACCTTGCATTATAACTCTATTAATTTCTTCAATTAATTCCTTCTTCTTTGCTTGTTTCACATCATATTGTTTATCAATAACACCTAATACTCTTTCTTTTTCTCTTGTTGGTGTGGGAGGAGGAGGGATACCCATTGACATTTGTTCTGCCAATGTGCTCGCTTTAATTTCAGTTAAACGGGATTCTTCATATTTGTCAATTACACTACCCATTGCCAATTTCCAAATATCGTCTTTTTTCTCATACTCTTTCTTGTTAATTTTTTTGTAATCATTCATTTTAACATTATATTTGTCTAATATACTCATTAAGTAAGTAAACGCTTTACTCTTGTATAAATCCTTAAAAAAATCGAGTATTTCCTTAGGTTCTAACTTTATTAAGTCTGGATTAACTATATATGGTCGTCTTGTTGCTATTTGAACTGCTGTTAGTACATCAAACTCTTTAAGTGAATGGTATGCATATTTTTTAGACTTAAATAAGGTTGGTCTTCCTTCTCTCACTCTATCATCTTCTTGACCTCTTAAGAAGTCTTCAGATTCATGTTCAACTAAAGAAAAAGTAGAATCAACGACACTTTCGTCATCCATTGCCATTGCCATTGCCATTATAATATATTAATATATAAAAAATTTATTCAACGATTGTTTCTAAAATATTATTATTATTATTATTAGATAAATTATTTCTTATATTATTATTGGCGGCGGCTGCATTATTTCTCGCACGTATTGCTTGTTCTCTATAAAGTGTCATTCTTTCTTCATATTCCTTTTTTAATTGATATGTTTTTGCGGCAGTATCCATTAAACTGCGTATTTCACCATATATTTGCTGATTTACTGATTTTGCTGGTGCCTGTGCTTGTGCTGGTGATGTTGATGGTGCTGCTGTTGCTTGTGCTTGTGCTGCTCTTGCTTGTGCCTGTGCCTGTGCTGGTGCTGGTGCTGATGAAGGTGTAACCATATATTCGCGAATAATTGCCAACGGATCATTATTATGTTCTTTTAATTTTTGTATGATTTCTTCTTCGGTATAATCAGTTTGTCTTAATATAATATTTTTTATATTTTCCATATTTTCACTTCTTGGAACATCACTTGCAGAGGCCATATTATATATTATTATACTAAATAAAGTATTTTCTAAATCATATTAAACGAATAACAATTAATATATTAACCTAAGATAATGCCTATTTACAATTACTCTACTGATTGTAATAGTAATAGTAACAATGAGATGTGCCAATATAATGAAATAATACAAAGTATAATTAAAGAAATGCAACAATCCATTCAAACTAAATTTGACCCTATTATGCGTGAAATGATTCAAAATAAAAATAATGTACAATTATTAAGAAAAATCATGATGGAAATGCCCGAATATAAACAATTATGTACCGAAAATCAAGAATTGTTTATGAAAAATCAAGAATTAAAAGAAATATCTCAAAAATATAATACACTTCTTCAACATGGTCATACGACGACGTTGACAACGACAACAGAACCTTCTAAAAATGAAGAAAAAAATGGTATTATTTTAGAAGTAAAAGAAGAAGCAACTATAATTGATAATATTGCTGAAAAAGTTAATAATATATATGCGCATATAGAAGAAATAAACATCGACTCTTCTCCTCTTTCTGATGAAGAGCAGGAGGAGGAGGAGGAGGAGGAGGAGGAGGAGGATGAAGATGAATATAAAACAGAATCATCTGATAACGATGAAGACGAGGAAGCAGAAGAGGAGGAAGCAGAGGAAGCAGAAGTTGAGGAGGAAGCAGAGGAAGCAGAAGTAGAGGAGGAAGCAGAGGAAGCAGAAGTAGAGGAGGAAGTTGAGGAGGAAGCAGAGGAAGCAGAAGTAGAGGAGGAAGTAGAGGAGGAAGTTGAGGAGGAAGCAGAGGAAGCAGAAGTAGAGGAGGAAGTAGAGGAGGAAGTTGAGGAGGAAGTTGAGGAGGAAGAAGAAGAAGTTGTTGAGTTAGAAGATGAAGAAGATAATGAAGATGAAGAAGATAATGAAGATGAGGAAATGCCAAAAAAAGAAAGGTGTGTTGAGGTTGAACTAGTAAATGCTGATGCTAATGCTAATGCTGATGCTAATGCTGATGCTAATGCTGATGAAGAAGAAGTATTTATTGTCGAAATTGAAGATGTTGGAAATTTTTATACAAACGATGAAAATAATGGAGATATTTATAAAATTTTAGAAAATGAAGAAGTTGGTGAAAAAATAGGTGAATTTAAAGATGGAGAAGTTATCCTTTATTGAATAGTTTTTAATTTAATTTACACCTCACTTATGGTTGAAAGAGGATGACTACCCAGAACAGAATGACGAGGAGGAGGAAGAGGTGGAGCATGAGAAAGAGGAGCATGAGAAAGAGGTGGAGCATGAAAAAAAGAAGAAGCATGAGAAAGAGGTGGAGCATGAAAAAAAGAAGGAGCATGAGAAAGAGGTGAAGGATAAGAAAAAGAATTTTTTAGACTAGCATAAATATGAGGATTTTTTATACTAGCATAAATATGAGGTGATTCTATTTTGGGTAGTTCATAACCATTATATCTATTCTCATATGCTTTTTTATATAAATTTAATTCTGCATGAATACGAACGATCTCTGCTTGAAGACGATCTATCTCTGCTTTGTTTTTTTTACAATTATGTAGTTTTATTTTCATTATATTAAAAATTAAATATTATATATATACGTATAATATTTATTTTTTTAACAAATTTTTTAAGAATTTTTTAAAAAATTTTAAATTCAAAAAATTGAAATGATTTTCTAAGAATAATATTTTCTTATTATATATAAACGCAAAAAACTAGAATGGCTTCTGCAATGATGATGACAAAGACGACGAAACATGAAGACACCAAAAAAGAAGAAGAGCAACATGAGTGCGAAGTATGTTATGAAAAATATAATAATGGCACACGCAGTGCGATTAAATGCGAATTTGGTGACTGCAATTACAATGCGTGTAAGACATGCATTCGTGTATATTTAATGAGCACGACGACCGACCCAAATTGTATGCAGTGTCACAAAAGATGGAGCGACAAATTTATAGTAAAAAATTTAAATGCCTCTTTCATGAATAAGGAGTATAAGATTCATCGAAAAGAATTGATGACGCAACAACAAATCAGTCGTCTGCCGGACACGATGGCAGCGGCCGAACAATATAAAAATATAAAAATGTTGAGAGAGCAAATAGAAGAGCGGTATAGAGAAGAAAGAATCTTGTGGAGAGAAATAGCCGAAGTAAGAAAAAATATTCATCATGAAAAACAAATGCGTGTTGCTACGCTCAATGCTCCGGAGAGTTTAGAAACCGACGCAGTATTAGTGAAATACGCCGAAGCATATTACCAATATGAAGAATCGGTTAGAAAAAATCCATCAGGGTGTGTAAAAACATATAAAAAGAATTTACAAGATATTGGTGCCTTCTATACTTATAGAACTCAGAAAAAAGTGACCGATGAAGAAGAACAAAAAAAAATAAAAATAATGATGGACTACTTAAAAAATTATGAGTCCAAAAGACTTGAACAAGAACTTAAATTAAAAAATTTAACGGATCGATCAGCGATGACTAGACAAGACATCAACGCGTTTATGCATAATATTCGCGTTTTAGAAACGGGCGGTAATATCGATGGAGAGGGTGAAGCAAAAGAAAGTCGTAAGTTCATTATGCCTTGTTCAAACGCGGATTGCCGTGGGTATTTATCGACGCACTATAAATGTAATTTATGCGATTTTCATACGTGCTCGAAATGTTTTGAATTAATTGGCCTCTCGAAAGAAGAGTCAGGACATGAGTGTAAAGAAGAAAATATCGCGAGTGCCGAATTTATTAAAAAGCAAAGTAAGCCTTGTCCATGTTGTGGGACGCGGATATCCAAAATCGATGGTTGTGATCAAATGTGGTGTACGCAGTGCCATAAAGCCTTCAGTTGGAATACTGGCAAAATCGTGACAGGTGTCATCCATAATCCGCACTTTTATCAATATCAACGCGAAAATGGAGGTGGTGTAGCGCCGCGTAATGCAGGCGATGTCGAATGTGGCGGATTATGTGATATGGTGCTCTTAAATCGCGAATTAATAAAAAAAATCGTAGCAACAAAAAAAACGACGGGCACTAGAGAAGAATATGAAAAGCAACATAGCGAACAAACGTTATTGCGGCAGAAAGTAATGAGCCTGCATCGAGCCGTAAGTCATCTTATTCATACGGAAATAAACGAAGTCCGTTTACGCATTACTGCAAATGAAGATTACGAAAAAGAACGCGTACAATACATTCTAAAAGAAATTTCTAAGGAGGAAATGTCTTCGAAGATTATGCGTAAAGATAATGTACGCAAGAAAAATATTGAATTTATGCAGTTGTATGAAGTGATTACGGCAGTAGGTATTGATATGTTTCGCGCCATCTTAAACAGCGAAAAAAAAGACGATCTCTTTGAACAAGAAGTGAGAGAGCGTCTGCAGGAATACGATAATTTAAGAATTTACGTAAATAATCAATTTAAGGAAATCAGTATGACGTATGGTATCTGCGTGCCCTTATTAGACGACGCGTGGTCGGTGTATAACAGAAAAACAATAAAATATAATTTGAAAGGAGAAACAGATAATTATATTATAAAAAGAGAAGAAGAAAAGGTAAGACGCGTAAAAGAACACGAAAAAGAAATGGCAGAACGAATAGCGGCTCGGCAAAAAAAACTTGATGAAGTATTGGCCCTTAGAAAGGCACAAGAAGAAGCAGAATTGCATGAACAAGCACAAGCAAAAGCAACAGCAGCACAAGCAGCAAGAGCAGCAACAGCACAAGCACAAGCAACAGCAGAAGAGGAAATGGAGGACGTGGAAGCAGTCGAATTTCAGCACGCTGGAAAAAAATATTATCGTACAGAAGACGACCTGCTCTATGATGAAAATACGCATGAATTAGTCGGACACTGGAATAAAGAAACGCAACAAATTATTATTATGTAGTTAGAATAAATAAACGAATAAATAAAAAAAATTTAAAAGATAATGAAATAAATTTTATTATCTTTTTTTATATTATATATATGGCACTCGAAAATGTTTGTACCCCCGTAATTTTATATATTATATTTACAATAACTCAAATCATTATTGATACATTTAAAGGAATGTACAATACGGCTCTTTCAAAATTTATCATTATGATCGGGTTTGTTTTAATATTAAATATATTATGTGAGAAAGGTTTAGGAGTTATATCATGGTTGATTGTATTTATTCCGTTTATTATGATGACGGCAATATCCACTTTACTTTTAATTACATTTGGATTTTCACCATCTAAAGGCAAAATTAATTATAATATTGACTACCCAAAAGATGAAGATAATATACGAACAACTGATCGGATACAACGCCATCAGAAAAAAAAACAGCATCAAAATTAATTTCATTTATTAAAACTATTTAAAAAATGAAAGAGTTATAATAAAAGCAAAATGTTTTTGTGTGTGGCCTTTACGACATTATTTTCTATGTTATTAACCTATACATATAATTGTTGCGAACAATATTTTCCAGAAAAAACAAATTCTTTAAAAATACAATTTGGGTGGTATGGTCTTAAAGCATATACGAAGATTATGAATGTCCTAGATAAAATAACAATATTTCAAAAAAATATATTTTATCAACACAAGATAATTCTTTTAAATAATGGAATAGAAGTGATTACTTTTTATCCCAAAAATCAATCTTTATCGGGATTTAATGAAACATTTACGAATGCAAATACGAATAATACAAATACTATAAAATCAGAATATTATTATGATTTTGTTTTATATGAATTTATTGATCCGGTTACACAAAAAGAAAATATGGTATTAAGTGATCGTTTAGATAAATTAAATGATAGTATTAATGATGGAGGAGAGAATGAAAAAAGTGATGTGCGTTTTTTGAATCCATGTATCGAAATAAATAACACAAAAATATCTTTTGTTTTAGATGACCGAATGTATTTGACTAATAATATTTTATTTAATAAATCATTTATTAAATGGTTTTTAAATAAATATCCACAAGAAAATCAGTCATTAGATTTTTCTGAAATTAAAAATAATTTTACTATCCATTTTTTTGATAATAATATGGATTATATTACGATTAACAGCAATCAAATGATTGTTTTAGGAAAACAAGATTATACTATTATTACAAATATAGTGGATGAAGTTGATGATGAATCAGCAGACGAAGCAGACGAAGCAGACGAAGCAGAGGAAGCAGAGGAAGCAGAGGAAACCGATTCAGCAGAGGAAGCAGAGGAAGCCGAGGAAGCCGAAAAACCCTCTTCTGATTAATATATTAATTATTATCTTAAATTAAATAACATATATTTAATTTAGTTAAATGATATAAAAAATTGATTTGTATATATATTAGAATGGCTTGTTCCATCACTACAATGGACGCATCTACGCAAAACACTGAGTCTAACCTTCATAAATTATATGATAATTGGACCTTATGGTCGCATCTGCCGCATGACGTTGATTGGACAGTTAAAAGTTATAAAGAAATTATAACTCTAAACAGCGTAGAAGGAATAATCACTTTATGTGAAACACTACCAGAAAAAATGATAAGTAATTGTATGTTGTTTTTAATGAGAAAAGGTATTCTTCCCATGTGGGAAGATCCCAAAAATAAAAATGGTGGATGTTTTTCATATAAGGTTAGTAATAAAAATGTGGCAGATGTTTGGAAAAACTTATCATATATTTTATTAGGCGAATGTTTGACAGAAGATAAAAAATTACGTCCTAACATTACTGGAATAACAATTTCTCCTAAAAAAAATTTCTGTGTTATTAAAATATGGTTATCGACACGTGAATTTCAAAATCCGATGTCTATTTGCGAAATAGATGGTATTACTCACCAAGGATGCATTTTTAAGAAACATATTTAATTTAATAAAGTAAATAAAATATAAAATATAAAATATAAAATATAAAATATATATAATAAAATATAATTATTAATTAAAAAAATAAACAAAATATAATTATTAATTAATGAATATTAATAATTATTTTTTAATCAGTTTCTTATTAACAATAATAATTCATCTATTAAATTTTCAAACACATCAAATTAATAGTATTCCAATATTTTTTAATTATAATTACGAGGTAGGCATATGTAAATTATCATTTATTAATGGAAGTTTATATTATTGTGATACACATCTACATCATTGGGTTTTAGGCATATTTTTGTTATATTTGACCTTTATATTTAAATTAGATTCTCCTATAAAAAATATAATACAAGGTTTTGCGGTTGCTACTATATTAGATGGACTCTTATTTTCAGATCGGTTTAAATTTTAATTTAGATATTTTATTAATTTAATTTAAAGAAGGTAATTGTGCTAACGCTAATTTAATTTCACCCAAAGAAGCGACATTATATTTTACTACCAAAGGCATATCATTTTCCAAATACATTTCAATCTGATTACATAAATTCGTACATTTAATAAAATAACCTAAATTCTTCAAAGAAAATTCACCTTGAATAATTTTACTCGTTTCAGGTTTTTGAATAAATTCCATACTACCATCCGTTTCTGCACGTCTAATTTCCGCCGTGGCAAATCCGCCTACACATTTAAAAATGAGTTCAGCACCTTCGCTTGTCGAAATAGATTTAATTTCTATTTTATCAGAAATACATGATAAATCACGCACAATTTTCTGAAAATCCACTGAAGGCAAATTAAGAACAGATGAAAATTTTACATCGGGTACGTCCAACTCTTCCGTATCAGGTTCAATGAGTCGTAATTTCTGTATCTTATGTTGTTTGATATCGCCATTTTCAAATTTCATACAAAGGAATTGCACTACGCCATCCGTATAATCATTTTCCTCAATATAAAGAGTTAAGGTATCATCATTATCAATGGTGTTTATTAATTTAAATAAATGAAACATATTCACTCCAATAATAATTTTATCCATTTTACAATCGTATACTTCAAAATTCTCTGCCCTTAAAGATAAATGCGCCAAAATAGTATGCGATTTATCCATATTAATAATTTTAATACCCTGCGGCGTAAAAGTGATATTTGTTTCTAACAAAATATCTTTCAGTGCAGTCATAAGTGTTCGAAAAGGAGCAATCTGAACAGTTTGTATAGTTAAAATATTAGGCATTATATGTAATCTTTACTATAAATCTTTAATACTATAAATCTTTAAATATTATAATATTTATAATATTTATAATATTTATAATATTATATATAATAATATAAAAATAATAATATAATAATTATAATAGTAGTGATAATGGAACAATCTATAAATGAAAAACATGAATATGATACGATACATAAAGATAATATAGCCAATATAAATGAATTATTTAATAAATATAAAAATAATGATTATATGTTAGGTCGTATTTGTTATTATTTACAATTTTTTATTCCCTCTGCCTTAGAAAACGATGAAGTAAATCATAATCAACGCGAAGAGAGAAAAAAACAATTAACGACAGATAGTGAAGAATTTATAAATAAATTTCTCCATAAGAATAAATATTATTATACGCCTCAAACCGAACGATTTTTATTATATGATGGCACTCATTTTAATGCTTTTAATGAAGATGATATATATCATCAAATTTTAAGCACGATTACCACTAACGAAAATACTTTAATGGTATGGAAAAGAAAGATTAATATTACGATTCTTAAACGGATTAAAGAGAGATCGCCTTTAAATGCCATCCCTGAATCAAATACGATACAATTTGTAATTAATCAACTCTATCCAGCGATTTTTTCTACTCGAAATAGTGCAAAATATTTTTTAACTATTATTGGCGATTGTATTCACGGAAAAAACGATAATTCTATTATTTATATAATCTCTCCAACCATAAAACAATTTTTAAATGAAATCAGTAATCAATGCCATTTTTTATTAGGACTTTCAAATTGTTTAAACAATATTAAATTTAAATATTATGACCATGACTATGAAAAATGCCGTCTATTACAAGTCAATACCCATACCATCATTCATATAAATGATAAACAGAAATCTTTTATTATTCCACCTGGATTAGTAAAACATATGCTCGATTTATTATGTGTCTCTTCACATTATTCTCTTCGTTATGGTTCCTCTGATGGTTTTCTTAAACAATGCTCAGAGACGAAATTAGTTGAACATGCTTTATATCTCCATAAAAATACACTGGAGACGATTACAACACAATTTATAGGAAAAACACTGAAATCTTGCGTATCATCAAAAATAGAGAATAAGAAATTATTATTTTTATTTAAAAAATTTCTTGATGATAAAGGTATTCCAAATATCGCTTTTCATGAACAACTGAAGATGATGTTTAAATCAAAATTAAAATACAATGAAGAAGAAGATGTCTATTTGGATATAACGAGTGCACATCTCCCTCTTGTTTCGAGTTTTATGAAATTTTGGGAAACCACGATGAGTCAAGATTTATATGACGAAGAACCTGAATTAGAAATTGATGAGGTGTCGACACTTTTTAAAGGATGGTTACAGAAAAATAAAAATACAAATGCTAATACTAATACAAACGCTAATGCGAATACAAACGCTAATGCGAATACAAACGCTAATGCTAATGCTAATGCTAATGCTAATACAAATGCTAATACAAACACTAATACAAACACGAATACAAACACTAATACAAATGCTAATACAAACTTAAATATCAGTGATAATTTTTTACTTGAACTAATTCATCATTTTTTCCCTGATGTTTTAGTAGAAGAAAATAAATATATAACCCATATTAAATGTAATTTATGGAATAAACGAATAGAAATTGTAAATTCTCTCTATTTGTTTAAATTAAAATGTAATGATCAAGCAGAATTATTCACGAGATCTTTATATGAAGCCTATGAATTTTATTCATTAAATAATAAACATCTATGTTTGGCAAGTAAAAAGTATTTTGAAAAAATTGCGGCAGAAATTATTGCTGTACATATTGATAGTGATGGCTTAATTTCTCCTACATGGTGGAAATAAAATGAATAAACAATATTTATTTTTTATTAAAAAACATTTTAATATATAAAAATGAATAATTAATTATTTAATATATAATTATTCATTTATTAATTTTTATATTTATTAATTTTATAATTACACTAATTTACTTACGTTTAGAATGTCGGCGCTTTTTCGTGCCCTCTTTCTTCACTGCACCAAAATGACCTTTTCTGGTAAAAAAACCGGCTTTCTCTAAACGTTTCTCTTTCTTAGCCGTATTATGCTTTTTCAAAGAAACATAACGATCATGCTTGTTTTTGAATAAATCGCTTTTAACAAGACCACCTGGTGTCTTATACGCGGTACCATGACCAACTTGCGCTCGTGAACCAATCAACATCTCATAGGTTTTCCCATGTACATGGTATTTGCCGTCCGCCGAACTTTTCATAATTTTCTTCACCATTTTATATTATACAGAGAGAAAATATGCTAAATGAATTAATTAATTATATAAATTTATATGAATTAATTAATTAATATTATAAAGTTACCTAAAATTATTTCTAGGAGGTGGAGGATTTGAACTACTACGAGAAGTATTCGCATTATAAAATTTAGTTTGACCTGCATTTCTAGCAGTTGAGGAAGTTTTCACAATTTCTGCTAATTTAAATGCTGCTGTTTCCGAATGTCCTGGAATATTTAAATTTCCGCCGAATGAAATACCTTGTTTTGGTAAAGCAGGTGGAGGGCAAACGCAAATGTTATTAATAATAATTGGAGGTTGAATAATAATTATGTCTACATTTAATTGTGGATAATTAGTTGAAAAATAAGTTGTTAAATAATTTTTATCTTGTGTAGAACCATTATAATATATTGTTTTTAAATTTGTGCTTCCAATAAATATATTAGAATTAAATGCTCCTGAAGTAATTACATTTGTTAAATCTAAAAATGTTATTGTTGTTAAACTTAGGCAATTGCCAAATGCAGATTGATTTATAATTTGTATACTTGCAGGAATAATGATATTATTAAGTTGACCACAATTTAAAAAAGCATTATCCTGAATATATGTTATATTAGATAGCGAATCAAAATAAACATTTTTTAAATTTATACAATTAACGAAAGCATCTATGTCTATGGTAATAACACTTGTTGGAATTGTAACAGAAACTACAATACTCGGACTAATAGAATCAAATGATGGAATTCCTTCTATTTTAGTAACATTATAAGGCGTAATACCATTATATGCAATAGGTGGAATTATTATATTTGTATTAGAAGAACTATTATTTACTGATTGAACAGAACATTCTGTTACATTTATAATATTATATAGTATACCATTCTCTGTAAAAGACATGTTAATATAATATTATATCTTTTATTATTTTAATTTATTATATTATAAAATTGATTCTATTTTATTAGGAATTAAATAATTATAACTATATTCATTTACGATGGCTGCGTCTACTTCTACTACTTCCACCAATTCCACTACTTCCACTACTTCCACCAATTCCACTAATGTTGTAAAACAACCTAAATCAGTCATGAATAAAAAAAAATCGGCTATATCCTCCTCCTCCGAGGAAGAACAAGAACTTGCGCATAAATATCAGAAGAAAACGGATAAAGAACATGTGTTACATAATCCGGATACTTATACGGGTTCAATGGAAATGACGGAATATGATACATATATTTTCAACGAAGAAACCAAAACTATTCTTGCTAAACAAATTACAATTATTCCAGGTCTATATAAACTCTTTGATGAAGGTGTAGTAAATTGTCGCGATCATTGTGTGCGAATGACCCAAAATATTAAAAATGGAGATACAAACGCTATTCCCGTTTCTACGATTGATATTTCTATTAGCGAGGATGGTAGTACTATCACGATGTTTAACGACGGCAACGGCATCGATGTTGCTAAACATCCCGAAGAAGATATTTGGATCCCTGAAATGATTTTTGGGCATTTACGAACATCGACTAATTATGATACGACCCAAAAAAAAATCACAGGCGGTAAAAACGGGTTTGGGTTTAAATTAGTACTTATTTGGTCGACGTGGGGTAAAATCGAAACACTAGATCATGTGCGCGGATTAAAATACACACAAGAATTTGCCGATAATCTAAATGTGATTAAACCACCCATCATTGAAAAATGCGGTAAAGGTAAAAAACCTTATACGAAAGTCTCTTTTAAACCTGACTTTAAGCGGTTAAAAATACCAGGGTTATCCTCAGAAATGATTGCGCTTTTTAAACGACGAGTTTATGATATTGCCGCTATCACTGATAAAAACATAAAAGTGAAATATAATGGCGAACTTGTACCCGTCAAACATTTCCAACATTATGTCGATTTGTATATTGGCGCCAAAGCGGACACACCGCGTATATATGAAGAAGCAAATGAGCGCTGGGAATATGTGGTGTGTTTAGCCCCAAAAGAAGAATTTACGCAAGTCTCTTTTGTAAATGGAATTTATACGGGTAAAGGCGGTAAACATGTAGATTATTTGTTAAACCAAATTGTGAGGAAATTATCGGCCTACATTAAACAAAAGAAAAAGATAGACGTTAAACCGACGACCATTAAAGAACAATTAATGCTGTTTGTGCGTTGCGATATTGATAATCCGACCTTTGAAAGTCAAACTAAAGATTATATGAATACGCCCGTCGCAAATTTCGGTTCTTCATGTGAAATTAGCGATAAGTTTATTGAAAAAATCGCAAAAATGGGCGTGATGGATGCGGCTTGTGCATTAACCGAAGTAAAAGAAAACAAAGAGGTTAAAAAGAAAGATGGCGCAAAAACGAAAAGTGTTCGTGGTATTCCTAAATATATTGGCGCAAATTATGCTGGCACTGAGAGGAGTGGCGAATGTACCTTAATTTTATGTGAAGGAGATTCAGCCAAAGCCGGTATTATTTCAGGTCTAAGTACGACTGACCGCAATACGATTGGTGTCTATCCGATGCGGGGTAAACTTTTAAATGTGCGTGGCGAATCAAGTAAACGCATTACTGATAATAAAGAAATTCACGAAATGATACAAATTATAGGCTTAGAAACAGGAAAAAAATATACAAAAGAAACAGCGCAAAAAAGTTTGCGGTATGGAAAAGTGATTTTCATGACGGATCAAGATCGAGATGGTAGTCATATTAAAGGTCTCGGCATTAATCTAATTGATTCTGAATGGGCTACTTTATTAGATATTCCAGGATTTATTGGATTTATGAATACGCCGATTATTAAAGCCCGAAAAGGCACACAAGAAATTCTATTTTATAATGACGGCGAATATAAACAATGGAAAGAAAATACGGCGACAAATACAAATCATTGGAAAATTAAATTTTACAAGGGATTAGGTACGAGTACTGGCAAAGAATTTAAAGAATATTTCGCGAATAAGAAAATGGTCGATTTTATTAGTAATGGCCAAGAAAGTCGTGATGCGATTGATATGGTATTTAATAAAAAACGTGCACAAGATCGTAAAGAATGGTTATATGCTTATGATCGAAATGCATATCTGGACACAAATAAACCAGATGTCACTTATCAAGAATTTATAAAAAAAGAAGTGAGCCATTTTTCAAAATATGATTGTGAACGTTCGATTCCAAATGGAGTAGATGGCTTAAAAACCAGTTTAAGAAAAGTGCTGTTTACTTGTTTCAAACGCAAAATCACAGATGAAATTAAAGTCGCACAATTAAGTGGTTCCGTATCTGAATTAAGTTGTTATCATCACGGCGAACAAAGTTTAAATGGTACGATTGTAGGCATGGCACAAGATTTTGTTGGCGCAAATAACATTCATTTATTAGAACCTCGTGGACAATTTGGTACGCGTTTACAAGGAGGGTCTGATTCAGCATCTGAAAGGTATATCTTTACGTGTTTATCCAAATTGACGCGTTACATCTTTCCAGAAGCGGATGATTGTATTTTAGACTATTTAAATGATGACGGCACATCGGTTGAACCAATCCATTATGTGCCCATCTTGCCCATGATTGCAGTGAATGGCAGTAAAGGCATTGGCACTGGTTTTAGTACCGATATTATGTGTCATGATCCTTTAAATATCATGGATTATTTAGTCGCGTCCATTAGCGGTAAATCTACTGAAGAAATTATCATTAAACCTTATTATGAAGGCTTTAAAGGAGAAATTACGCCTTTATCCGAAAGTAAATATTTAATAAAAGGGAAATATGAAATCTTAAATGAGAAACAAGTGCGCATTACTGAACTGCCGATTGGCACCTGGACCGATGATTATAAACAATATATTGAAGAATTAATTGAAGGCGAGAAACAAGCGGCTGCGGTCGCCAAAAAATCTGCGGCCAGTAGCAGTGGCACGCCGACCAATAATAAAAAGAAAAAATCAGCAACCGCATCCTCCTCGTCCGCCAATATAATTAAGGATTATGTAGACATGAGCACCGACATAAACGTTGATATTACCATTACTTTTGCGAATGGCGCTTTAAAAGAATTACTTCAAAAAGATGGTAGTAATAGTGAAGAAGGTATTGCTGGATGTACGCGTTTAGAAAAACTCTTAAAAATATCCACGACTAAATCAAATACAAACATGCATGCTTTTGATGAAGAAGAAAAACTTATGAAATTTGCGACCATTAAGGATCTGATCGACCATTTTATTAAAGTGCGGATGGCATTTTATGTAAAACGAAAAGCCCATCAATTAAAAGAATTACAAAAAGAAGCATTGGTGTTATCTAATAAAGCACGTTTTATTAGTGCTATATTAGACGATACATTAGATTTACGCCGTAAAAAGACGGCAGCAGTTGTGGAATTATTAAAAGAACACAAATATGATATGGTCGATGGCGATACTGATTATAAATATTTAGTAAGGATGCCATTGGATAGTGTCACCGAAGAAAATGTAGACAGAATAATAAAAGAAAAAGAAAGAAAATTAATGGAATTACAAACACTAGAAAAAACTTCTGAAGTTCAACTATGGTTAAATGAATTAGCGGTTTTAAGAAAAGAATATTTGGTGTATAGAACCAAGAAACAAGAATCCAGTACCACCACTACTGCCACCGCCACCGCCAAAAAAATAGTAAAGAAAAAATTAGTTAATCTAAAATTAAATGCTTAATTCATTTAATTAATATTATTATTATTATTATTATTATTATTATTAATATTATTATTATTAATATTATTATTATTATTATAAAATATCCTGTATATATTATCTAAATAGATTTAAACATTATGCGTAATAATACGTTATATCATGTTTGGGTTATTATCAAAACAATATATTGTTGATATATTTTTAACCCATCATTTCTCTCATCTCGCTATAAGACATATAATGCCCAGTAGTTTGTTTAAATTCTTCGTTTACGTTATTCATTAGGTTAACTAAATTTTGTTCAGTCACTGAATTAGTAGTAAGCATATTTATTGTGTGTTGTTCAGTTTTTTTTTCTAATTCGGTTAAAACTTTAAGTTGTTCTTTTGATAACGTTTTTTCTATTATTAAATTCGGTTCTTTCTCTGGTGTAACTTTGACCTCTGGTGTAACTTTGGTATCTGACATTTTATAATATTAATAATAATAATAGTAATAATACTAATAATAAATTCATTTTTTTAAATCAATTTATTATTTTAATTTAATATTTATACTAAAGTTTAACCTAAAGTTGGTTGTTTAGTTAAAATAATTTACTTGCGCGATTTACGGGTTTTTTTGGCTTTATTTTTTTTACCACCTTTCTTAGAAGAAATATTACGCTTAATCATTTGTTGCATATCTAACGCAGAAAACATATCTACTGATATTTTCTTTTTATATAAAATGTCACTTCCGACATTTTTAGATTTTGTATATCCCATTGGTGGTTTAACACCTTTAGGTAAATTCAAATACACACAATTATCTGATTTTGCCATTCTTATATTATATATAAATATTTTAAATTTTATTAAAACCATTTTTTTAATTCCAATTGTTTATCATTTGAATAAGAAAGAATTGGCATCGCCAACGGCACTACTAAAGTACTTGCATCGTATTTATATTTCATGTAACCTTCTGCTTCACCATATACTTGTTTAATCGCATAATCTAAAACAATCTGGTTCAATGTTTCTATTTGTTCACGAATATTTATTGCTAAATTCTTTGAATGTTGTAAAAAAATACTTCGCATTATTATTTTTAATTCATCATAATTTTGTTCGCCAATAATATATTGACCATTCGATTTGTTATATACACCTGCGCGTATACCATTTTGTACTATTTTGATATTTTGTGCGCTAAAAAAGGCGTCAGATAAAGACGTATTATTCCAATTACCCGTCATCGCATCTCTAAAGGAAGTGGCTTCATTAATCGGTATGCGGTCGCTTAATGAAAATCGTAAATCAGTATTGGGACCTAATATATTTACTCGTCCATTGCTATTATTATTATAATTATTTGTAAAAGACATTAATATATAATAAAAATATATATTAAAAATAGAAAATATATGAATAATTAAATTATAATATTATTCATATATATTATATTAATGAATAGTTTTCAATCGTCTGTATTGTATATTGCAATTGTTATATTAATCATTACATTACTTATATTTGGATTTTTTATATATTCTTCTAAAAATGACTTAACCTATCCGCCTGTATTAGCCAATTGTCCAGATTATTGGAGTGATGAAAGCATTAAAAAAAATGGGTCCAATTGTAAAAATTCAAAAAATTTAGGAAAAAATACATGTTCTAAAATCATGGATTTTTCGACATCATGGTGGTCCGGTCAACGTGGATTATGTAATAAATCAAAATGGGCAAAAGCATGTAATTTAACCTGGGATGGTATTACCAGTAATAATGATATTTGTAAATCATAATAATACATAAATAATAAAATTGAAATATTTTATTTAATTATTGAATATGTATAATTAAATAAAATGACAACTATTATATCAATTACATCAGAACCGACAATGGTATTAGAACATATGTATGATTATTCAGATGGAGACAGAATATTAAAAAATATTATCTCTAATGATTATGAAATATTTTATTCAGGTCAAAACCAAGGTTTAATTGATCACCAATTAATTAGTTCTGTTGAAGAACAAAATGAATTTAGAGTTTATTATAGACCACATATAAAAATGCCATTCACTTATCTTGGGTCTACTACAATTTCTAGTATAATTCGCGAAAGAATTATACCAAGAGGTCAAAATTCAACCCCAAATGAAAGATTACAAATACGATTGGTTATTCTGAGAGATAATGTAATAAAACAATTAGTAGAAACACAATTTGAAGGTAGTGGAAAATATAAAAAAGCGATTTTACAACATAGTAATTTTAATATAAATCAAAATATAAATATAGGTTTTTATAAACAATAATTATATATAAACAATAATTATATATAAACAATAATTATATATAAACAATAATAATATATAAACAATAATTATATATAAACAATAATTATATATAAACAATAATTATATATAAACAATAATTATATATAAACAATAATAATATATAAAAATAATAATAGATTAATAATAATATGGAATGTATTAATTTTAATAAAATACTAAATAGAGATCATATAGAAAAAGAAATTAAAAATTTTCTATTGAATTTTGAAAAATATAAAAATAATTTATCCAATAAACGTGGTATATACATCTATGGAACACCTGGATGTGGCAAAACCGATTTTGTATTAAGAATATTAAAAGAAATGAATTATGATGTCATTAAATACGATACTTCTGATATAAGAAATAAAAATATCATTGATACCTTAACAAAAGAAAATATGGCAGATAAGAATGTGCTTAGTTTATTAAAAAAAAAGGCAAAATCAATTGCAATTGTGATGGATGAAATTGATGGAATGAATACGGGGGATAAAGGCGGCATTAATTCATTAATTAAATTAATACGTCCAAAAAAAACAAAAAAACAAAAAATAGAAGAATTTTCACATAATCCAATAATTTGTATTAGTAATTATTATGCTGATAAAAAAATTAAAGAATTAATGAAAGTGTGTAATGTATTTGAATTAAAAAGTCCAAATGCCGTCCAAATAAAAAATATTATAACGAGTGCTATGCCTAATTTAGATGACAATGTATTAGACAATATAATTAATTATATAAATGGCGATTTAAAAACACTTGTTTCAATAAACAATATTTATAGAAATAATAATACTATTCTAAAAAATAATATTATACAACATATTTTAAAAAAAAAATCATACAATAATGATACCAAAGATATAACAAAAATATTAATTAATAACCCTCTTACTATTGAAGATCATTCTATTCTTATGAATGAAACAGATAGAACAATGGTTGGGTTATTATGGCATGAAAATATAGTAGATTATTTAAATAATTTCGACATTAAAACATCCATATCTTTATATTCAAAAATATTAAATAATATATGTTTTGCGGATTATATAGATCGAATTACTTTTCAAAAACAAATATGGCAATTTAATGAAATGAGTTCGCTTATGAAAACTTTTCATTGTAATAAAATGTATCATGATACATTTGTTGATATGAAATCACCTACAATTAATTCAACAGATATTCGTTTTACAAAAGTATTGACAAAATACAGCACGGAATATAATAATTCATTATTTATACAAAATTTATGTCAACAATTAGGTAATGATAAGAAAGATACTTTTGCATTATTTTTAGAATTACGTAATAATCATTCAGAGGATGAAATATATTCTCTTCTAGAACCATATGAAATTAATAAATTAGATATAAAAAGAATTTATCGATATTTAGATAAAAATATAAAAAATGATAATATTATAGAAGAAGAAGAAGAAGAAGAAATAATGATTGATAATGATATGGAGAATGATATGAATATTTAAAATAATTAATAAAATAAAATAATTAATAAAATAAAATAATTAAATTTATAAAATTTTATTGTTTTAACAATAAAATTTTATTAAATAAATGGAAGATTATTCAAAATGTGCATCACATCTATCCTTCCATTTTTTAATTAATTCTGGTTGAACCTGATAATGCATATGTCGCATATATTCTTCTGGGCTATTATAATACAAATGATTTGGATTCGCATTAATAGGAGTAAATACTCCATGTTTCTTGATTACTTGAATTTTTCGTCCATTCGAATCAATATTGCCAATAGTGTCGATTACTTTAAATAAACGTCTGGATTCATTTGACCCCACCTTAAATGGATAAGGTCTACCTGTAACTGCATTACGAATAAAGGAATCGGAAATATTAGAGGGATAATATTCATATCGGATAACCTTATTTTTAAAATTATTGCCACTCGCAATTGAGGCAGTCTCATCTGCACATTGATCGCTTTGGTAAATTTGATGCTCCATTCTGCTAATTAATAATACTAAACACTTAGTACTATTATTAATCATTTGTCTTTAATATCATTTTTTATACATTTATACTTTTTTGATTTTATACTTATACTTTTGTTTGATTTAATACATCTAATTGAGTTTTTAATGTCTTTATTTCTATATCTCTGCTAGTTAATTCATTCGTTAAAAACATGATTTGTTGTTGTTGTTGTTGTAGAATAGAGACCACTTGTTGATTATTTAATAATTGGTCGGTGCCATCATTGTTTTTTAATATAATACGATCTTGAGGATTATTCAGTTTCTGTCCTTCAATGCTGCGTTGGAATTCCATTTCTTTTAATTGTTTCATAACATCTGGTTTCATTTCAGGTCGTCCAGGTTCATATTTTTTCAACAATCCAACAATACGATTCAAATAAAAATCTTTCATATCTGGATTTATAATAAACATATCAATGGTTTTAGGTGATTCTTTAACGTAATTGGGATGTGGATTTGTTAGAAGTGTTTTTTTATCAAAGGTATTATGTTCATGAGAGAAAACCAATATAGTTTTTAAAGGATCTAATTGTACAAAAGGCACGGTGTAATCTTTTAAAAAAGCCTTTTCTTCGGCTAATGCCGCCGAATTTTCATAAGTATGATTTTTTAATAAATCACGTTTAAAAGCAAACGTACCCGCTGTTGCATGGTTTGGACCATAAGGACCAAACTGATACATTTTATTAATATGTTTAAAATAAATATACATTTCACTAGACCCAGCACACATCGCATCTGGATTATCTCTTAAACGTTGAACGGCATGTGATACTCTTTCCGGTGGATAATAATCATCGTCGTCCATATAAACAATAATAGATCCTTTCGATTTTTCGTGCATTAAATTTCTTTTCTCTCCAAGTGCCATTTTTTTCTCGTAATAAAAATATTTCACTTCAGGAATATGTGAGACTAATTCTTCAATTTTATCAGTACCATCGTCAATAATAATCCATTCCATTCGATCTTTCGGATAATCTTGATGTTGAAAACATTTTATCATGTAATTGATAAAAGGACGGCGGTTATAGGTTGGTGTACATACACTTACAAAAGGTTTAAAATTTTTAATTCTATTTTTCGGTTTTTGTTGCATGAAACTATATTTTAATATAAAATAAATCTTTTATATTAAAACTATTCTATATTATTATTATATTATTATTATATTTTATTATATTTTATTATATTTTATTATATTTTATTATATTTTATTATATTTTATTATATTTTATTATATTTTTATAATAAAATTACAAAAAAAAATATTTAAATTAAACTCTTTAATACTAGTAATGCCCAAACAACCCAATAGACAATCGCAATCGTCGAATTTAAATAAATAGTTCCTCCAATACAAACAAATAATCCAAACAATAAAATTAACCATTCAGCATAACAACTTATAATTTCTTTAATATCAGTTAAATTCGTCAATAAAGGTAATATTGTAAATTTAAAAAGGTAATCAAAAAATTGGACGAGGGAAAGACCATTTATGATTAACCATAAAAAGATAAAAAAGAATCCAAAAATACTCCACCAAAAACTTTCTTTAAAGGCGTAAAAAAATGAAAGAACTAAAGTAATTAAAAATACAATAGGCACAAACCCTAATGTTAAAGGTGCAAATACAAACATTTTAAAAAAATCATGTGATAATAATTTACCTGGCGCAAATAAATTTAACCAATCTTTTATGAAGTCTCGCATCGTACTAAAAGTATTAGAGGTTGTTTTAGCCAACCAATTTTTAAAACTTTGAAATAGTCCAATACCAGAACCACCCATACTCACACCTTTAGCTGATGTCTTTGAATCGTCTTTAAACATACTATAAGGCCAATCAAATAAATTAAAATTCGGTAATGAACTTTTTGCGTTTCTATTACATTCAAAACCACCACCTTGATTATTTGTTTTTGGTTTATTCAATTGCTCATCCGTATAATATGAGGTCTCTTTAGTAGGGAAAAAATTTTCAAGTACAACATCTTTACTAGTAAAAAATATAAAAATTGACCCTATTAAACCTACGCCTAAAGTAATGATAAATCCAATAAGCACTAGTAATAAAAAATTCTGCCACTGATTCACATTATCTTTTGTTGCACCATCTTTTTTTTCATTTTTTTTATCATCTATTGGCGTTGTGGTTGTTGTTGTTGTTGTTGTACCATTATAAGCAGAAGGCGGCATTTATATATATTAATAAAATATATATATATAATATAATATTAATAGGATGAATAAAACAAATAAAACAAATAAAAAATCAAAACCCCAAAAAAATAAAACATATAAGAAACCACCACAATTGAAAAATAATTTAACACAAAAAAAATGTTTTACGAATACCGAAATCGCCAATATATGTAAAAGCGGAAAATATACTATATTAGACGAAAGTATTTTTTCTGAAAAACATATTAAGGAACTTAGTAAAAATCCATCTTATATTAAAGACCCTGTTAAATATAGAAGATATATCATCGAAGAATTTAAAAAAATATCTAATAAAGATTTAAATTATGAAACAGCATTAACTAAAAAAGATTTTTATACCTTTATTAATAATGAATGGATTACTACAAAAGAGCGTGAAAATAAATTAAAATATTATGTAGAAGTCGATAATTTTAGAATAGTACAAGAAAAAGTTTATTACACTTTAATTGAATATATGAAAAAATATATTAAAGAAAATGCTGATTCTGCCAAAGCCAAAGCGATAAAAAACGTATATGACTCTATACAAAATAATACAATTGTTTCTTTAAAAAAACATGCTAAAAACCAATTAAAAATGGTTGAAGATTTTTTTGCTAAAAAAGATATGTATGCCTTAATAGCACATATAAATAAAAATGAAATTATTTCATGGGGTTTACCTATTCAATGGTCCTTATTGCCAGATGAAAAAGATGTGACTAAATACATTAGTCATATTTCTGGTCCTAGTTTAAGCATTTATGATTATCTTATTTATATCGATGATCCTTCCGATAAAAATGAAACCAAAATTTATAAAAAAATGGTCAAAACACATTTTTTAACATATATCGATGAAGTATTTACGGCATGTTTAGGAAAAAATCACGGATTTAATCCACAAGATATATGGGATATCGAATATTCAATGTTAGATGCAATGGGCTGTTTAACCTTTAAAAAAGATGATCCTAACGGATATAATATTGTGTATGCAAATGAAATGGAAAGTAAATTTGATTTTGATTGGAATACTTTTTCTGCATTATTAGGATATAAGGTGCCACCACAAAAAATAATTGTATCAAGTTTAAACGTGTTTAAATGTTTAACTCAACTCCTTAAGACAAATTGGAATACATCCAAATGGAAAACCTATTGGTTATATATTCATTATCGACAACTTATTCGTTTTGAATCTTCTCTTCGTTTAATAAATTTTAACTTTTATCAAAAAATATTAGAAGGGACACCCGAGCCTATGCCAATTGAAATTTTCCCAATTTTTGCCTTATCGATGACATTTAATACATTTTTAACTGAACAATATACCCTTTATAACAATAACCAATTATATGTCGATTATATTAAACATATTGTACATGATTTAAAATACATCTTTATTCGAAAATTAGAAAATAATAAATGGCTTTCCCCTAAAACAAAAGCGACGGCTATTAAAAAATTACAAAAATTAACAATACTCGTAGGTAATCCTGGAAAATTAAGAGAAGATCCAATACTCTCTTATACAAACGATGACCCTTGGGAAAATATGCTGTTATTAACGAATTGGAAACATAAACAATTCATACATTTAGAAGGAAAACCTATTTTAGATATTCCGGATATTGATTGGCAAAATTTTAAATTAGTTGGAACACAAAATTACATGGTAAATGCGTATTATCGTCCGACGAGTAATTCGATTTATGTACCTGGTGCATATTTACAACAACCTTTTATTGATTTAAAACAAAGAGGTTTAGAATATAATTTAGCCTTTATTGGATATACAATTGGCCATGAATTGTCACATTCTTTAGACGATATGGGTAGCAATTATGACGAAAACGGAAACTTAAATAACTGGTGGACTGATGCGGATAGAAAGAAATATAAATTAAAAATAAAAGGAGTGGTTGATCAATATGAAGAATTTGCCAAACGCGATGGAATTATTTTTGATGCAAATTTAGGAGTTGGGGAAGATTTAGCAGATATTAATGGTATGTCTTTAGCGGAAGAATATTTAATCGAATTCAATAAAAGTAATAATATATTGAATCGATTAAATAAGATATCTTTAGAGATGTTTTATATTTATATTGCCATCCAAGGCAGACAAATGATCTATAAAAATGCGATAAAATCGCAATTAAAAACAAATCCACATCCTTTAGAAAAATATAGATGCAATTGTCCAATCTCTCGTTTAGAAATATTTAAGACTATTTTTAATATTAAAAAGGGGGATGGTATGTGGTGGCACAATAATGATACTATATGGTAATCATTTTTCTATTATTTAATTCTTTCATTCTTTCATTCTTTCATTCTTTCATTCTTTCATTCTTTAATTCTTTCATTCTTTAGATTAATTAAATTTAGGAAAACAATTCATTCTTTAGCAATTTTTATTATTTTTAATAATAATAATAATAATAATAATAATAAAAATTAGTAATTTTAATATAATTAAATAATTAAAAAATTAAAAAAATAAAAAATAAAATTTAGTATTTTAAAAAAATTATTATATTTGACATATATATAAATGGTTCGTAGTATGAAAAGATCATTGAAACGCTCTGCCAAGCGCTCTGCCAAACGCTCTGCTGGTCGTGCCGCCAAACGCTCTGCCAAGCGCTCTGCTGGTCGTGCCGCCTCTGCTGCCCGTGCTGCTGGTAAAGCGGCCGGTCGTGCCGCATCCGCTGCCCGCGGTGCATCCGCTGGTCGTGCTGCCTCTGCCGCGCGTGCCGCCTCCGCCGCCGCTGCCCGTGCCGCCTCTGCCGCGCGTGCTGCGTCCGCATCGGCATCGGCTGCCAGTGCTTAAATGTTTTAATTCATATAACATTAATTCACAAAAAATTAATTCACAACAAATTATTTAATTTAATTAATTAAATAATTTATAATATTTTTAGCATATTTTTAGCATATTTTTAGCATATTTTTAGCATCATTCATTCATTATCTCGCATACATTAATGCCGCATTTCCTGATGTAAAGGTAAGCACATTATAGCGTTCTTCTAATATGGTAATATCATAATTATAATCATAAATACGCCACGTTGGTTTATTTACACCAATAATATTACCATTTCCATCACATATTTCTAATACTTGTGCACTCGGATCAAGTGGAGGTTGAAATGTAACAAATTCAAATTCAATCGTTTGAAATTTACTTAAATTAATAGCACCATTCGGTTGAAAATCAAATGGATTCGTTTGTAAATTAAAATTATAACAATATAATCCATCCGGCGAATTTCCAGCAGATCTTGAATATTTTTCAACATAATTAAACACTCCTGCATCAAACTCATTTTCTCGATATTTACCATCTAATAATAATCCCCATTTGTACATAATATCTTTTTGGTTAGCCACATTATAGTCCCCTGTAATCCAAATATCTGTAGGCATATTTCCAGACGGATCAGTGCCTGGATTAAATGATAGATCGCATGGTTGAAGCGACGGAATTTTATACACATTATTTTTTGGGTCGGTTGGATCAATTAAATCAAAAGGTAAATAATCATAAGGCCAATTGGTATAATTAGACCATTGATTGCGTAAATAAACATCACTTCTTTGAAAAAACCACATCCAATTGGCGACCATACCTAAACTATCTAATTCAACTTTTTTAGAGCCCGTTACATTATTAAAATTATAGGTATAGACTTCTTTTATAAGATATTTTTGGTCTTGAGAAGCAAATACTTTAACTTCATCTTCTGAAAGAAACGCATAAGTGCTTATCAAATGAATATCAGCCGCCCAATTTGTGCGTTTATCTGTATATGTCAATAGACCATTTTGTGGTTGGGGTGGAGGTTGTAAAAATCGATAAAACTGAAATAATTCATTATTTTGATTGGCCTGTATATAATTCATATCAGAAGGCGATGATACATCACGCACCACATATAAATCCGTCACAGGTCGCATTTCAATTTCAATATGAAATTCATTATATTGTAAACTAACTAACGGAAATGCCATTTTCGCCGCAAGTGTAAACCATATATTGAGTGGAATATAGATTTTACGTGAGCGGATAGAAGGTTCAGCACCATTGCTATTCGTGGTATAATAAGCGCTAGGATATACATTTCGACGAGTTCCTGAATTCGCTGGATCATTTAATTCTGGTACATTTCCGGACATATTATTATACACTTTTTTCTTCGTTTCATTAAAATCACGTTCAACTAAATTATATAAATATTGTCCAGAAAATTTCTGTATGATTTGCCCTCCTACAATAAAATTAACTTCTTTAATCATTTGCGACCCTAAATTGTCAATCCATTTAAATTCATACGGCAACCATTGTCCACTACAATCTTTAGGAGGCAAGATAGGGCTCCATATCGTCGGCAAGGTTACTACCAAATAAGTGTCCATAAGTAAATCAGCATATCGTGGGATTTTAAAATCAAATTTAGAAGGTTCATTCATACGCAATGTTCTTAATCCATCAAAATCAATACGAAATTTTTGTAAACCAAAATTCGTATATTTAGCATATGCTGTTTTAAACATCGTTTTCGTTGGATTGCCATTTAGTATTACATTTTGATTTCCAAATGACACTAAATTCAATAAACCACCAGGCATTCTATATTAATTATTAATATTATAATACTATTATTATTTAACCTTATTTATATTCATTTATATTTATATTCATTTATTATAATAAAAAATAAATATTTAATATAAGTAATAATGGCAGAACTACCAAAAAGTTTAATGGATCAAAAAAAAATGATTGCTATAATAGTGGCAGTTCTTATATTTTCTTTAATGATTATATTTGTTATCAACTGGACATATAATAAACTATATTTAAATAAAACAAATTGTAAAAATTTAAACAAATTATATAAAGATTTCCCTTTATTAAAAACAATTAATCCTACAAATACTCAGTTTAAGCATAAATTGAGAGATTATTATATAAAAACCGCATACAATTGTTGCTCGGCTGGAAATTATAAAAATGATTTTGTAAACGTATGTGCTTTAAAAGATTGTATTAAACAAGGTGCGCGATGTTTAGATTTTCAAATATTTTCATTAAATAATGAACCAGTTATTGCCGTATCTACTCAAAATAATTTTACGACAAAAGAAACATATAATAGTATTCCTTTTTCAGAAGCAATGGAAATTATTCAAAATTATGCTTTTTCTGGCAGCACTTGCCCAAATCCAGGTGATCCTTTACTAATTCATTTACGAATTATGAGCACTAATAAACAAATTTATGATAAAATGGCAAATGCTCTCTATACTTATTTAGAAAATCGAGTACTAGGTAAACAATATAGTTATGAAAACAATGGCAAAAATTTAGGCACCATGCCCTTAAAAAATTTAATGGGCAAAGTTGTTATCGTCGTAGATAAAACCAATGCCTTATTTGAAAACACCCATTTAGATGAATATGTTAATATGTCAAGTAATTCAGTTTTTATGCGTTTCCTGCGTTATCATGATGTAAAATACACGCCAGATATGCAAGAATTAATTGAATTTAATAAAAAGAATATGACCCTCTGTTTACCTGATGCTTCTGATAAGACCAATAATCCGTCTAGTTCACTTGCCATGAAATATGGTTGTCAAATGGTCGGCATGTCTTTTCAAAATTATGATGCTAATATGGAATTTTATGATGAATTATTTGATGGGGAAGGTAGTGCTTTTGTTCTTAAACCACAAAATCTACGCTTTATTCCAGTGTATATTAAAGTACCGGAACCACCTACAGATGCCACTTCTTATAAAGAACGACCGATTACATCAGATTATTATTCCTTTAAAATATAATAAATAAAAAATATAAATAAAAATATAAATAATAAAAAATATAAATAAAAATAAATATATATTCTTCTTCTAATATATATTTATAATAACATGTCAAAAACGCGTAAATCGCAAAAATTACGCAAAACAACAAAACCAACAAAAACAGCAGAACTAAAAAAAACAGCCGAACCACCAAAAGAAAAACAAACTTTTCAAGAAAGAGAATTAGAAATATTACGCGAAGCCGTCGATAAAATTGAAGATAATGAAAAAAAAAATATTGCGCAATCGCCTATTATATCCAAAATTATAGAAATTTTAGAAGATTTTTTGCGTAAAAAAAAACTTATTTGTTATGGCGGAACGGCTTTAAATAATATTTTACCAAAAGAAGACCAATTTTATGATAAAAATACCGAAATTCCTGATTATGATTTTTATTCGTCGAATGCCTTAGAAGATGCCAAAGAATTAGCAGATATTTATTATAAGTTAGGGTATGATGATGTCGAAGCGAAAGCGGGAATGCACGTCGGCACGTTTAAAGTACAAGTACATTTTATTCCTATTGCCGATATTACTCATATGGAAACCCAATTATTTAATGCCATTAAAAAAGATGCTATAAACATAAATGATATTTTATATGCGCCTGCCAATTTATTAAGACTGAATATTTATAAAGAATTATCTAGACCCAAAGGACAAGTGGAGAGATGGGAAAAAGTATTTAAACGAATGCTACTTTTAGATAAACATTATCCTATTAAAAAAAAGAAATGTGATTCCGTCCAATTTATGCGTGATTTTGAAGGTTCACCTGAATTAGCAGATACGTTATATACTGAAGTAAAAAAATCGATGATTAAACAAGGATTAGTATTTTTCGGAGGCTATGCGTGTAGTTTATATGAAAAATATATACCTACAACATCCCAACATAAAATAAATAATGTCCCTGATTTTGATGCCATTGCGGAAAATCCAGAAGAGGCCGCTAAAAATATAAAAAAAGATTTAGAAAAAAAAGGCATTAAAAATATTAAAATACAACAAAAAAAAGGCTCTGGTGAAATTCTTGCGCCACATTATGAATTAAAAGTTGATAATAATATTGTTTGTTTTCTATACGAACCTCTTGGCTGTCATAGTTATAATACCATTACCATCAATAAAGAAAAAGTTAAAATTGCTACGATAGATACGATGATTAATTTATTATTAGCATTCACTTATGTCAATCGTCCATATTATGATAAAGATAGAATTTTATGTATGGCCCAATACATTTTTTACGTACAATCTAAAAATAGATTACATCAAAGAGAATTATTAAAAAGATTTAGTGACACTTGTATTGGCACGGAAACGACTTTACAATCTATTCGTGAAAATCGAGCAGAAAAATTTATAAGTTTAAAATCTAAAAGAGGTACAAAAGAATACGATGAATATTTTTTGAAATATGCACCAGGAGAGAAAACAAAAAAAAATAAGGTATTAGCCGCTGCTGCTAATGCTTCTTCATCGGCGTCCTCTACCAAAAAAAATAAAATTTCATATAAAAAAAATAAAACCGAGAAAAAAAAATGGTTTAATATTTTTTAAAAAAAAAATCATTATTGTACTTTTGCAATTTTTGCAATTCTTATATTCTTATATTCATATATTTTATATATTAAAAATTATATGAATCACGATAAAATAGAAATTGATCATGAAACGAGAGAATATATTATTGATAAATTAGTAGAACCTTATTATAAAGAAACAATAAAAAACACGATTGAAGGGAAAAAAATATGGCGTACCCTAGGAATTTCATTTGAAACTTTATCAAAAGTTTTAGTTGCGGTTGGTGGTATTGTCAGTTTTTCATCAGGGTATTATCATAGCGAAAATCTTAGTTTTTTTGCTGGAAGTATTTCATGTTTGAGTTTGGCATTATTACAATTATCTTCTTTTAGTTATAAAGAAAATAAAAAACAGAGTGAAGAATTAAATATGTTGTTAAAAAAATTAAGATTAGATACTATACCTGAATTAGAACGAAACGTCGAAACATCATGTAATACAAATACAAAATCACCTCTAAGAGAAAGTATTTTAAATATCGATTATGATACTGGTAATAATACGACTAATTCAGTTATTAAACATTCAAATGTTAATAATCATAATAATAATACAATTAATACTCATTCCGTTAATAATCATTCCGTTAATAATCATTCCGTTAATAATCATTCCGAAGTATAATAATAATTCAAATCATAATACGTTCAGCAATATCTAAAATAATTCCTTTGACCACTTGTATTATTCTATTATATAAGAATGAATTCGTCAACGTAGCAGGTAAATACTTTTTTAATACAAACATCCATTCAATAAATGTAAACAGAGTTATTGCGCTAATCTCTCTTCCTCTGAAAAATAAAATATCATAATAGGATCTATTTTTTATATATAAACACATATCGGATTGCCCTGTCGTAAAAAAATTATTTGCATCCGTTACGCCAGTAATTAACCGAAAATGAATATTTGCTTCTGATTTTAACACTAATGCTCTTGAACATTTATTAAATGTAACTAATTTAACAAATAGCGTTTCACATTTATCTTTGAATAAATAAGGGACCATTCCGTCCATATACCTTTCATCACATCTAGCGTTGCCGTCCATAATATAAGGAATAAAACACGACCGCATTAAAGATTGCACTATTTCTTCTTTGGTGTTATAGGTGGATACTATAATTTGTTTATGTTCTTGTGTATCATAATAATTAATAAATAACCGATTATTTAATATAGTTAGCATATCCTTCGTATTATCTTTTGTATCCTTCGTATTATTTGAAAGAGAATCTTTCATTTTGCTGGTGCTGGTGGTGAGATTATTCGCAAATAAATTATTTACAAAGTCATGCAGAAGATTTTTTAATTGTGAAAAATTAAAATCTTCTTTAAAATTTTTTATTAATTTTTCTAAATAATGAATACTGCTTTCTTTACATCCACAAATAAACCATAAAGCGATGAGTGCTCCAGCACTACAACCAGAAATTTTATTGATTTTAATTTTCTGTTGTTGTTCTAAGGTTTTTATATATAAGGCAATTCCAGCCGCCATAACACCATTAAATATACCACCATCAAAAATAACATTTAATTCTTTTGGTATATTATTCGTATCCGCATTTTCCACTAAAGCTTTAATATACTCTTTCATTAAAAGAAAATTATTAATAGAAGTGTGACTATTCATTCATATATATACAAATAATAGATATGATTGAGAGAGATTTGACTTATATTATGAGTTATATAATATAAAATATATGTGTTATTTAAAAAGAAAAATGTTTTACGCCTTTAGACATCATATAATAAAGTCCAGCAAATATTGCGCTATTGACAATATATCCCGATAAATTTGAATTGCCGTCTTTATGAAATAAAGTAGGTAAATATTTAAACATATTTTTTCTTACGACCGGCAATTGAAAGAGAAAGTATAATACCCCAATCAATATCGGTATTTGTAATTCATTATAAAGTACATCCAGCGAATCTATTTTTTCTTGCCTGCGAGCATTTTCTCTCACAATTTCTTCACTTGTCTGATGTGTCATAATATAATCCCCTCCTTCGTTATGATTCGGTATAAAATTCGGCTGCATTTGTTGATCTTGCGTTAAATGTGTTTGAGTTTGAGGAATATCACGGGAAGGTAAACTCGTCAATCCTGAGGCGCTGGCCTGTTGTAAACCAGTGACAAATTGATTTAAATTACGCTGGTTCGCCGCTGGATCATCTGTGCGATTTTGTTGTAGTTGTTGTGCCTGATTATCGACAATTATATTCTCTTGTTTGGCTGCATTATCCGCTATAGTTAAATTTATATTATTTTGCGTTTGTGGCGAAATCGGTAAAGAATCGATGCTAGTGGTGCCATTGTCCATCTTTAATATATTAGTTGTATTTAATATATTAACTAATTTACGCAAAAGTAATATCTTCATTTTCAGCATGAAGACATGTTGTCGATTTTTCTGTAAATTTATAACATTTATTATTATGTTCATAAATAGTTTTACTTACTTCATCTAAAGCCGGCGCCCGAAAAACTAAACATTTACGATCTTTACATACTTTTCTAAATAAACTCGCAAACCCAAACCCTAATATAATAGATAATACAAATTTACCATTATCTGTATGCATGGATTTCAATAAATTTTTAATCATAGTCTATGTTATTTTATATTATAATAGGATTAAATTTATATATAATAAAATGAATATATAATAAAATGAATATATAATAAAATGAATATATAATAAAATGAATATATAATAAAATGAATATATAATAAAATGAATAGCATTTTATTTTTGGATAGGGATTGTTTTAATAAGTTTTTTATCTGATGGACATTGTACTTCTTTGGCTTCAAATTTAAAACAATTATCTGCTTTATCTCTATATTCAATTTGTCCTGCATTATCGGGTGTTGGATAGACATAAATAATCGTGGGTTCTGGGTTAGATAAATAGACAAACAATAATCCAACGGCCATACTAATTAAAAATATTTTTAAAGAAATAAATTGAAATATCATATATATATTATTATATATTATATGCAATTATTTTTAAAAATATTATATTTTCTATTTTATTTCTAACTATAATTAACATCATAAGAGGCGGATGGACTTTCTGCTCTATACAAAGGACTAGTAGGTCCCATTGGGTTCATCGTTGTTGCTTTCGCTTTAACGCCGTTCGTCACTTTTTCTTCTAATTGTTCTATATTATATAATTTATCTATAAGATGATAAGTTTTATCATGTTCATCATATTCGACGTGACGTTCAATATATTTGAGTGTCGCAATATTTTCTTCAATTGGTATAATAAGAGTGAGATATTGTTCTACCATTGATTTAATAGTCGCTTCTTTTTGTTCGGAATCATATAAATCTGATAATTCTTTAATTTTTTCTATTTCTGCTAATAATTGTATATTCAATCGTCTTAATTCATTCTCTTTTGTCTTATTATTAAAAATATCATTATATTTTTTACGTAAATGTAATTGTTTTTCAGCCACTTCTGATAATTTTCGTCGAAATACTTCAAATTTTTCTAAAGATTCTTCTTCCTTAATAATATTAAAGAGCAATTTTAATTTTATTTCAATAATATCTCTCTTTAATACTTCTATTTGTCGTAAATATTCTTCATCTAATTCTTGAATGTTTACATATTGACCCTTTTTTACAACGATATTAAGATTACATGGCGCTGCCGTATTTCCACAAACAGCGCGCAGTAAGCCTTTTTTATTTTCAAAAAGGGTACCTCCTTGATTACGACACTGAATACATCGTAATTTTAATTGTTGAAATCGGCGACGTTTATCTTTTTTAGATAAATCGTCATTTTTTAATATCGTATTTTTCATACTAGTGATTTGATTATCATATTTTTGTTTTAATTTATAATAGTCATTCATTTCTTTTATTGTTTTTTCATCCATAATATAGTATTATATGTATATTAATATATGTATATTAATATATTATTACGACGATTTATTTTTATATAAATGAATGTATATTATGATTTACTAAACTAATATAAAAGGTTCATCTATTATTATTATATAACACTAGATGAATCTTAATCTTTTTTCTTTTTCTACTTCTATTAATGCTGAATATTATGATAATCAAACACATGAGATGTTATTAAAAACCCTTACAAACGAACAAATTGATTCTATTGAACAACAACAACAACTAAATACAAACGAAACGCTTGCACAATTTTTATTTAATAGATGGTCGACTATTGTATGTGGTTTATCTGCTAATTATTTGGTTCAGTATGGGTCACTCACGACATCGCAAGAACGAAATAATTGGTTTCAAAAATATTTAGATTATCCGACTAAAGATATGTCAGAAATGCCAGAATACTTATAGTAAGACACAAATTTTAAGGCACAAATTTTAAGGCACAAATTTTAAGGCACAAACAAATCATTGAAATAAGGATGATAAATTAATTGTGAAGGCGGTAATATAAAAGAGGGTCTAACAGGAAGAAAAGGTATACATTTGTCGTTATACATCCTATCATCAAAAACTGGATTTAAATTACACATTCTAGAGTCAAATGCCTCTGCGACTTGACGACTGGTATCAATAACCACATCACTACTTTTATGTATAGAAGATACATCTACCGCAACATTGTGTAAAATTCCTGCATCTTTTATAAATCTGTTAAAATCAGGATCTCCAGGCATTTCATAACTTCTTAACAATGTATAAATATCAAATCGTATATTTTTATCATTACATACACCAAAACTAGAACAAAACTGAGAAGAATTAAGATAAGCATTCACGCCACACCGATCATTAAATGAAGATAAATCCCAATCAAAAAATAATACTTTGTATTTAATGGGTAATATTCTCTCCGTCGGTGGAATATTGTTCGTATCCAAATACCCGATTTTATTTTCGTCTGGATCCATATCTAATATTAAATTACTAAGATGTAAATCATTATGTTGAATACCATATTCCTCTAATTGTGATAAGGTGAAAATAATTTGGTATAATAAATTTTTTTTATCTGCGTTGGATAGGGGTTGATAGAGATCATAAAATTTACCTGCAGTTTCACGCCTTTCACTAATAATAAGTGTTATATCTTGTGAATAAGGCGTTTTGATATATGCTTGCTGGTATAAATTATTGATTTGGGTCCATTCTTCTGCTGATGTTGCAAGTGCACTCATGTCATTAATCATTGTCATAAATTGTGGATTTGTATAATTTTGAGTACTAACCCATCGAACAATATTGGTTATAGTACGTGTAGTTACATTTCGATAGACACAAGATTCATAATTAAATCTTTCGTTGTCGTAAGAATGATCATTAATAAATAATTTTACTGCTACTAAGAAACCAGTTATTCTATGATGAGCAAATATAATTATTGTATCAGACACAGAACCTTTTTCAACATTAGATAATACTTTTTCAATAACATAATTTTGAAAAAAACTATCATGACTATCAGGCAATGGTGTCGGTGCTAAATCACCCCATGTAACCATTATTGGTATAGAATCCATCCCGCCCTTCATTATTTTGTTCCTAAATATGCGCCGTTTTTTATGATTTTTTGTTTTTGTTTTTGTATGCCGTTTTTTATGATTTTTTGTTGTTGTTGTTGTTGTGCGCCGTTTTTTATGTGTTATTCGAATAACCTTTGACCTTTTTTTCATTTAGTTATTTATATATTATATTAATAAATAAATAAATAAATATATTATTCAATGAAACATGTTATGTCTAAATTAAATATTCATATTATTTTCCCATACAGGTAATTCGGTTATCATATTATCTGTATAATTTTTTTGTTTTTTATGAAAATTCAATTGTTGTAATTTAGATACAATATATTCTTGTTTTTTCTGATTTTTTAAAGCCATTTCAGAAGAATTAAGCCGACCTTTATATCTATATAATAAAAATGCTCCAACTAAAGCAATAAAAAAAAGTGTTAAACCGATATTAAAAAAGAAATTTATATGCCTATCTTTAAATTTTGCACATTCTTTTAAAGTACCGCCTAAAAAGAATTTTACGCCTGGTTCAATTAATAATGGCATATGCGCATTATCCATTATTAATTATTACATTTATTATTTCAAAAAAATTTATTCACATTATTTATAATGAGTAGTTCAACTTCAACTTCTGATTCAACATCAACATCAACATCAACTTCTTCTGTTCCAAATCCAAGTATGGGCATATTATGGTTTTTCGTTTTAACTACTATTTATTTTATAATAAAATATCTGATGGGGGCGAAGGGATATATGTTATATTTTGTCATTTATTTATTTTTACTTATTGGAGGGGAATTTTTTATTAATTTTTCGTTGGCTAAAGCAATGTGCGGATCCGCACAATTAGGTCCTGCCCTCTTTATTACATTTATTCCTTGGATTATTATTTTTGGATTACTTAATGTAGCCTTATTTTTATTTCCGGGTTGGAAATCGCCTTTTTCAAATACGTTTGGATACGGGGTCGCCCGCCTATTTGGTATAAATGATCTCTTAAATAAAATATTAAAACCACAAAATACAAATTCAAAAGATCCTAATTCTGTCGCTTTAGAACATATTTATTCCGATCGTTCATTACTTATTAATGAAATAAATCCAGAAAAATTTGATGATTTTTGGAAGGGCATGTCGTCCTTATTTACCTCAAATGCAGGAGATTTTAAAGAAAAATTACACGATTTAGTGCGATTAAAAGATATTGTCGCTGAATATATTTGGTATATGTTAACTGGCGTTCTTGTCACTTCTGTCGGGTATAATTATATTGTTAATAGTGGATGTTCTCAAAGTGTAAAAGAAATGCAAAAACGGCATAAAGAATATGAAGAAAATGAAAAGAATAAATATGTTGATCAAGCAACGGCTAAACCTAAAAGAATTTATGCCTCTGATGAATAATAATGCTTTTAATCCCATTTGGGCGCTGAAATATAATAAAATATAATAAAATAAGACATAACCGATAAAAATATTGCTAAAAACCATGCTGGGAATATCGTTTTTTTGCTATAGCCTACGCCAAAGGTACGTAAACTGCCATCTTTATTATAGACAAAATTCGGTTTATAGGCTACAATTAAAATATAAAAAAAGAGGAATAAAAATATAGAAAATAATGTAACATTTCGGCGTATTATATTTTTAATCATACGAAGAACTATATAAATAACAATTATTTTTATTTATATAAAAAATACCCTTATAAATAATATTTTTTTATATTTTTTATTTTTTATATTTTACTATATTTATTAGCGTAAAACTAACCCAGTTGTCGTCATATCCCATATATCAACATAACGTGCACGTGTTTGTGTTGTTCGTTGAGGTATGGTGTTAATAAATTCTTGTAAGGTTTCTTCACTCATGAATTCATTTGAAAACCATTGCGAACAACATTTATCTTTGGTCTCTTTCGTACATTTATTATTTTTTTTTTGCTTATTAATATGTTGTTGTTCTTCTTCTTCCTCTTCTTCTATCTCGTCTTGATGACCTCCACCACAATAAGTATCAAAAGGCGTATCTATTAAATTTTTCATTTCAGTATACCAATCATCAACTATATTTTTGTTAGTTTCTTCATGACATTTTTGAACCGCGAGTGTCACTTCTGCTACATTTCCTTTTAATATATAATAAGTATCTCGCCAATAGATAGTTATTCTTTGAAATGCCATATAAATAATAGGTTGATCTGTTTTTTGATTGCGTTTAGCATTTTCAAATGCTTTTTGAATGATAGTGTGCTCCATAATGTATGTCTAATTGTTTTATATATCATATCATAATATGTGTATTTATTAATTCAATTTTTTACAATACTTATAATACTTTATAATACTTTATAATACTTATAATATTATAATACCAACTAGAAAATGAAAAAATAATAATATTAATATTATGTATAAGAATGATATCTATATTATTAGTATTATTAGTTCTTATTTTATTGTATTTCATTTCATTTTCATCTATAAATAAAATAAAAGAAGCGTATGGCGGCGGGAGGGGCGGTTATCATAGGGGCGGATATCATATGGGCGGCGGCGGCGGTAGAGGCAGTGGCAGTAGACATTATATAGGCGGCGGCGGCGGTCGAGGTGTGGGCGGTTATTTAAGAGGTCGACCTCATCATTATGGAGGTGGATATCGAAATTATGGTTATGCGTCGTGGTATAGTCCCTGGTATTTATTTCGCAGTAATTATTGTAAAGATGGATGTACCAATATAGGTAATGGCATATGGGGCTGCCAATATCCTGGTTACGGATCATCTGATTGTCAGTTTTCAAGTGATTGTGATGGATGTAATTATTATTAATCATCAATGATTTATTTTTGTATTAAATAAAAAAAATAAATAATATAATAATTAAATAATATAGTATTTAATTATTATAGTATTATATGGAAACAAAGGAAAAAATATATATTACTACTGAACTTAATAATGATAGAGCAATGACAAGAAGTATTTTAAAAACTGCTTTTGGAAATAAAAATAAAACAATTAAAAATAAAAAAAACACGCCATTTAGAGATTCTGTCAATGATATTAAAAAAACAAAAGCAAATGTTATTTATTCAAGTTCTGATTATACTAAATTCAAAAGATTAAAATCAACCAATCAAAAATTAATAGAACGAATTAAGGTTGAGGCATGCGCGTCTTATGACAATATAAGTATAACTGATTTAGATGTTATAGAGGGTCCTACAAATACTTATACACTTAATTCAGACACTACAATCACAACATGTCAAATATTAACTATTCCAACTGGAAAAAGACTTAGCATACCAACTGGAATTACAATAACTAACAACGGCACCATGAATATAACTGGCGGATTTTTTTACGCCACTGGTAACAACAGCAAAATTACTAATAACGGCAGCATCACACAATCTGGCGGAAGATTTTACGCTATAAGTGCAGGTGAGATTATTAACGTTAACATTGCTACCATCACAATATCTAACGGAGATTTTTACGCCAATGGTCTTAACAGCAAAATTACTAATAACGGCAGCATTACTCAATCTGGCGGAGTTTTGTACGCTTATAATCAAGGCGAGATTATTAACGAGGCTGGTGGTAGCATCACACAATCTGGTGGAGAAATTGTAGCGGGTACTTCAGGCGGCAAAATTACGAACAACGGCAGCATTATAACACAATCTGGCGGACAATTTTACGCCTGGACAATAGGCAGCAAAATTACAAACAATAACACCATTGCTATTCATTCTGGTGGATTTTTGTACGCTTATTATCAAGGCGAGATTATTAACGAGGCTGGTGGTAGCATCACACAATCAGGCGGAAGTTTTTACGTCTCTGATGACGGAAGCAAAATTACAAACAACGGCACCATAAAGCAATCTGGCGGAGAATTTAGCGCTGTGTTACAAGGCAATATTACTAACAACGGCACCATCGAGCAATCTGGTGGAATTTTTTTCGTCAGTGATATACTAGGCATAATTATTAACTACGGCACGATTAAAGTATCTGGTTCAGGAACTAATTCATATAGTGAACTTTCAGGTATTTTCTCTAACACTCCAAGCGGAAAAATATACGTCTACGCAGGCGGAACACTTAATAGGGTATCCCCATCTACGTTTACTAACAACGGCACAATTTATACAGGTGAGGTACTACCAAGTTGCGGAACTGGTAATGTAACAAATATATTTGATGGTACAGGTTCAATAATTTCTGGATGTCCCTAGTTCTACAACTAATATATATTAAATATATATTAAATATATACTAATATATACTAATATATACTAATATATACTAATATAATTGTTGTAAAAATTACCAGCAAATAAATAAAAAAATACTTTATTTTATTATAATTTATATTTTTCATCTTATATAACATTAAAACCTTATATAACATTAAAACCTTATATAACCTTAAAACATCCCTTCCCAATCATCCACTTCTGGATTATATGGCTTTTTAATACCTCTCATATTATCTTCTTCCTCTTCTTCTTTTTTTTCTTTATTGTTAATAGCAATTTCTAAAGGCGTTTGTTTTACCTTTTTCGGCATTGCTGCTGCTGTTTGCGCTGCTTGTTGTTCCTCCAAAGCCTTTCGTCGTTTGGTTTCTGCGATTTTACGTTGATGTGCTGCTTGTTTTTCTTTATTTATTTTTTCTAATGTATCTTTTTGTTGCTGTTGTTGCTGCTGCTGATGTTGGCCTTGTTTAGATTTGACGGCGACTTTATTATCTATTAAATGATTCTTTTTTATTCCGCCAGTATGCTTTTCAACCGAATCAAGTTCGGCATTTATTTTTTGTTCGTATTCCCATTCTTCATATTCTTCATTCACTTCTGCGAATAATTGATTTGCTCGTTGCATTTGTTCATCAAATGTCTTTTTTAATCCAAATTTATTTGCATTCATATTTGTGGTACTCATGCTTGTGGTACTCATGCTTGTGTTACTCATACTGATCAAACTCATGATAGCGATGATATGGTTATATAATACTTTAATACAAGAACAAATATTATATTTCAATTTTTATTAATAATAATATTAACTATTATTATTTATTTAAATAAAAAATTGAAATACTTTAATTACAAAAAGTAATACAATACAGCAAGCAAACGCAAAACATATAAAAAAATACATAGAATGAATTTATTCATACTATCACTTCTTCAAAAAGAAATCGCCGAATATATGATGGATAAACATGTGAGTAAAATCTTATTAGAAGCTGTACAAATGTTATGTTCGGCCAAACACGTATTAGATCCTGACGATAAAATAAATGCGCATCTTTATAAAATGGCACATAAAAATCATCCAGTGACAATTTGGTGTAGAACTTCGCGCATGAATTTTATCTGGGTATTAGATTTGATTGACGAACTACATAATGAATGGAAATACCGCTATGGTCACCCTGAAAAGAAAATACATAAATCTTATTTGGTCGCTATGATTTTACGTGAAAATATACCAAGTGAAGAAAAATTTACTGAAAAAGGTTTGACGCCGTTTGCTTTAGCGATGCCGAACGAATATAAATCAAATGATCCAGTCCAATCTTATCGCGATTATTATATGTCATCTGAAAAACAAAAAATTGCCACATGGAAAAAGAAACGAGGAAAACCTGAATGGTATAGAGTGCAAGAAGTGATGGCATAAAAAATAATAATAATATTATTATTATTATTATTATTATTATTATTATTATTATTATTATTATTATTATTATTATTATTATTATTTATAAGTGGTAATCGTATAGGTAGGTAAGTAAGTAGGTAGGTAAGTTTTTTTTTAATAATCTTCATCACCATCTAATCCCATTTCTTCATAATCGACATCTTCGCCCATATAAGTAATCTCTGTCGCCTCCATATCTTCTATATTGTCAGTAACGGAGGCCACTCCTGCTCCTGCTGCTCCTGCTGATCCTGCTGCTCCTCCTGCTCCTCCTGCTCCTGCATCTTCATCACTCATCATCAGTACATTTCGGTCATCACCGATATCATCCTCAGCACCGATAGTAGTGTCCAGCATCGCATCCATTAAATCTAAATTACCGCGTTCTGAATTATATGTCGATTTTTGATAAGATACTAACCCTTTTTGCATACCGACATTCCAATCTCCTAACCGATAATTTTTAAATAAATTCTGGACTTCCCGTGTTTCATGTGTCATCTTTTTAAAATTTTCAGTAATCACATTTTTCTCTCTTTCTTTTGAACGCATGATTCTTTCCATCAATGTCGTGTAATTATAATCAATCACTTTTTTATCTATATTCACAATATTCGTAAAAACCACTATTAATTCAACTAATTTTTCACTCAAGACACTTTTATCGCCTAATATAATTTCTAATTCGGATAAAGCCCCTACATGCCCTACATCTAGATCTGAAGTAACAGGTTGGAATTCATCTAATAAATCATCTGCTTCACGCAAATTCGCCGATAAAGGATTAGTCTTCGTTTTTAATAAAATATCAGTATCCTCTTTCAACGACAACAGCGCCATTAAATTAATACTAAAATAAAACTGAAATAACAATTTCGTTAACCGCCGATCAAATACCGAATAAATATATTTGTCTTCTCCAATTTTTAGCGGTGTTTGAAAGAGAGTATTTGCGATTAATAATTCAATATCCCTCGTCATGCTTATGAATTTTTTCATCGCAATTGTCATGTCTTCATCTTCATAAAATTGGTATAAGGTATCATAATGTGCATTTAAATTTTTTTTAATATCGGAATAATGAAGGGCAGATAATTCCCAATGAATTGGCGCATCGGCATAGGTATAATTGACCTCATTTAAAATCATGTTAGGAAATACACGGGTGATGGATTTAATCGCCGTTTGTATAAATCCCATAGATTTATATAAGGTTTCATCAACACTTTCAATAAATGTATTATTTCCAGTTTCTTTAAAGGTGCCGATATTTTTTAATTGTTCTATAAAATTCATTTTACGCTGTTTTGGCATTTTCGTTGATTTCGAAACAAAATCAATTAATTGTTTCTCCATTTTTTCATTAATAATACCCAAATAATTTTTAAATGTTCGCATTTCTTTCGTATCTTCAAACAATTCATTCATATCGGCTTTCTTCCCTTCTAACATCGCCAAAAAATGTGTAATAAATAATTGCGGCAGCGTATTATAATCATCTTTATCGATATATGCCTTTAAAATATCTTTTAAATTTTCAACATTCGCATATTCTAATGGTTTGCTTATTTTAAAATTCACCATATTTTTTCGGTTTACAATCGTTAATAATTGTTGTAAGGATTCATTATTGTATAATTTTCCATCCCGTTTTAATTTTTGGATGCTTTCACCTAACGAATCGGCTGAATTATAATTCGTCGGTTTATTCATACAAATCGCTTTCAACTCTTCACTGATGGGTACATCGCTATTGTATTTACAATAAACAATAAAAGCGCGATAAATCGTTTCTTCTGAATAATCTGCCGATAATTTAATTAAAGTTCGTTTCGTATTTCGCGGATCAAATAAAATACTCGCTTTACCCATTTGTTTAATATCATCTAAAAGCGCGTGCAATTGTACGACGATTTTATTATAAGTAGCAATTTCACTTTCTTCTTTTATAAAATAATTAATCGTGTTTAATTCGCCTTGATCACAACACGCATTTTCTAAATAAGGTTCAGCATTCCCATTTGTTAAAATCGCCGTTTTGGCATGTACCACTTTTTGTATTAATGCTTGAATGCCGAAAGAAAAAAAGATCATTTTGCCTTGAATGATATTCAACATCTCCTCTTGCCCTTTATCCCCTTTCCGCAAAACATTTAATAATTCTTCTTCAAAGGCTTTTGTGACATTTTGTAAAGCGGCCATTTTAAACGGACGCAATGGCGGTAAAAAATGAATCCAACTTACAATAGAATGTTCTTCGGGTATGAGATCTTTATCCGCATTTAATAATAAATAACTCTGTTTTTCTTTTAAAGCATCCGTCACTTCTTGATTTTTCATCACAATTTTACTAATGACGGCTTCCATCCTTTTCGCAATATCTTTCTCTTTTAATTTCGCAATTGCATTCCAAGGTTGAATAGATCGTTTTTCCATTTTACTCGCAACACATGCAACATAATTTAATCCTGATGTATTTTCATTTCCCTCCATAGGAAAGCCCATAAATGATTTAACACATCCAGGATGTGTTTTACGTGTTTTTATGACAGGTATACTGCTTTGGATGGCTACTAAAAAATAAGAAAGAGTTAAAAACATCAATGACTGATCATAAGCAATTTCAAAACTATCAAATTTATCCATGGTTTTTTTGCCTTTTGTGGAGGCCAATTGAATTGCTTTTTCATAGTCCGTTTTAGATGGCATCGTACTACTTTGCCCTTTAATCACATTTCTAATAATAAATTCATGTTTGCTTTCTAGATTTATGCCCATATAGCCACTCATTGTTCGAACGACTTTACTAATCTTTTGAGCGTCAGGGTTTTCAAATTCTGGTTTAATATTTGTGGGTTGTGTCAACGAATCTCCCAAATCCGCTTCTAATAAAGCATGGGATATCATTTTAAAACCTTCATCGGTGTATTCATCGGACACTTCCAAATTCTTTTTCCGGATGATATAACCACTATATTTATCGACAATCGCATCGCCATCATCACTTTCTTTACCTTGATCCGTACATATTAACTCCACCATCTGGCGATAATTTCCGCCACTTAAAAAGGTTTTGGATAAGACTGACATAAAAGTCGGGAATAATCGTGTGTTGGTTTTTATACAATATAACCAATATTTATCTTCTCCGTGTATTGCTTCACGCGTATAATTTAAGACAAATTTTGAAATATCTAATTGTCTTTTGGCCAAATCGGCTTGACCTAATATTAAATCCCTTAATTGGATATAAGGCGAATAGATGATGACATTATCTTTCGCGGTATTGCCTAACATATGTTTTTGTTGATCATATTTTATTTTTTCTTTTTCATTTATAGTTTTTAATAATTTAATCCGAAACACGGCATTATCATATTGCTGGGCGAGTTCTTCATACATTTTCTGATGATCTGCTTTTAAACTCTCTTCAAATTCATTCAATACTTGCGTTAAATGCCGATTTTTCAGTTCTGTTTCCGCCATTGGCATTTCATCGCATACTTTATTTTTCGTATTATAAATACATTCAGGAACCATATTACATAACGATTTCGCATTAATATCGATAAAATAATCTTCATTTACATTTCTATTATATTTCCACTCACCTTTTACGCGTTCATAATAGAGCATTTTGGTTTCAGTTGCCGCTGCGGTATCAGCATTCGCTGCCGCTTCATCCTCTAAAATTAACACCGCATAATCGCCATCTTCCACTACCCGTTTGCCTAATATAATAGCATTGGCTTCCCGGCGCGCATCTTCGGCATTTAAGCCATTTTTTTTCATTAAAGCCTCTTTTAAAAAATCTTGCCGTTCTTTTAAAGATGCTGTCGCTGGATTTAATTTATCTTTATATTCATCTATTAACATATAATAAGTCTTATCATACATTTTATCAAAATAAATTTCTTTTGTTTGTCCTCCTAGTGTTGTATTATCTTCATTCAATTCGTCTAAGGCAATATATCTTTTCGCCAATGTTTTAATTTGTCGACATTCGCTATTATCTTTTTTATATTGTTCATTACTCGAGATTAGCGTTTGATTCATACTTTTCACAATTTTATCCGTTTCGACATTAGGTAAATATAAATTATTCAGTGCCATACAAACGGCTAGATTGAATAAAGCCCCTTGATCTGTTTCTTTTATTTTTTTCATAAATTCTGAAATAGTCATTTTTGGCGAAATACTTTCAAAACCATAGCCATCAATTAATACTTTATCGATATAGCGGAAATTAGAAAATAAAATCTCTAAAAAACGCGTTAAATCAAATGTCTTTTTACTTAAAGGAAACGAATTAAAATATCTACTCTCTTTGATATAATTTTTCTTAATGTCGGTTATTTTCTCTTTAATAAAATTGTTTATTTCTTCATATTGCATAAATGACAAATCTTGCTGGTAAATTAAAAAAGGTTCTAAATAAGTCAATACTTCATAGACCGATAATTTATCATTGATATATTGTTTCATCAAATTAAATAAAACACGTGTTTTGGGTATAATGATATCTAAATATTTTTTATACTTGTCATCATCAGTAATCGTTTCATCTAACACATATTCTTTAATATTATTCACAAAATTTGTTTCATCGTGATTAAAAGGCGTTTCTAAATTCTCAATAATTTTCGTATTTACATTCGTGTTTCTCTTTAAAAAATTCCAATAATTCAAATAATGCCGATTTAAATTCGCTTTAATAAAAATATTAGTAGCCGGTAAATTTACCCGCGAAAAGCGGACAGTTACTTCAGGTAAGGTGAGAAAAGATTTGATAGTGATGCGATCATTCGGTGTTAAATTTTTTCTTTGTGTAATATCCCCTGCTCCACGAATTTTATTAATTTCAATATTTGTCATGCCAACATTATATTCTTGCATTAAAAACCGCTTACGATTAATATTATTCGAAGAAACGTATGCATTACCCATTTTAATCATATTACTTTTGACAACCGATGAATAAAAATCTCCTTCATTATCTACGACCGCATATAGATCAGTATTCACTAACATGCTTGCTAAATATTTCTCTCTATTTTCGGGATTTTCAAATGGCGTAAAATAAGGATTAAGCGCTTTATTTAAAAAGACATATTTATTTTCTTCATCTGGAAAACTGCCTTCTTCATAACGTTTTAAAATATTGCCTTCTTCTATTCTTACATCCGCTAAAGTAATTGCAGTATAATCATTACTAACATTTTCCTCTTCCTCTTCCTCTTCTTGTCCTTGTCCCTGTCCTTGTCCCTGTCCTTGTCCCTGTCCATTGTCATCTGTTTGATCAACTACATTATATAATTTCTTTTTGGATTTAACTACAGGTAATATCCAATATAACTTTTGACTACATTTTTCTAAGGCTTCAATTAAAGGTTTATAATTCGCGCCTTTCTTCATTGGTTTTAAGGCATTCCCTTGCTCATCAAAAGCCGAAAATAAATTCCGCAATTCTTTAAATCGCTCAATCATTTTATGGATATTATTTAAAACGACTTCAGTTCTTTGACTATTTGGGATTGTCGATAATAAATCATCTAATAAATCTTGTGTTTGTTTCTCAATACCAAAGCGTTGTTCGGCTAAGGGAACATCTACCACTTCTTTGATTTCGCCGACTTTCTCTCCAAATTTAATTTGATCTGCTGAAAAAATCATTTCTTTAATTAATTCTTTCACGTGTTGTCCTGACGTAAAATCTACATTCTCTTCAAATCCCATATCCTCTGCATAAGAGGCATCCAATTCATATTTTGCGCTTGCTATGCTTGTGCTGCTTGTGCTGGCGCTTGTGTCTGGTCCTGCTTGTATGTTCTCATAAACATGCCCCTCTACTAATTCGTCTGCGCGCAATTCTGCGATTTGTAATTCAGTCGGCGGCGCTCTTAGAATAATTTTATCTAGGGGCATATCCTCAGGCAATCCTTTATAACCAAAATCAATATAGATGACTTCTTTTTCGGGATAGGTTGTTATTTCAATCATATCTTCTTCTAAATTCGTAATTTTACCCGTGACAATAAAAGGTATATCGCCATTAAAATAGACATCAACCCATTTTCCTGTTACTAATTGATTTTGTTTGGCATAGCCTGCAAATTCAGAACGACTCAGTATTTGAATACCGATAATCGATTCATTATTTAATTTGCCTTCTTCATCCATAAGTAAGGTAAAAGAGGTGCCTTTGTTTTCTACTAAAATGATTTTCTTTGTATTTAAAAATGCTACATAATATACTTTTGTATGAATATCTGGATCCGATGGGGCATCTATTTCAACAATATCACCTAATTGTAATTTTACTTTATTTGTTTTTTGGCTTTGGTTTTGGCTTTGTAATGCCTCTTCCTCTTGTTTTGGTTGTTGTTCTCTTTCTAATTCTTCAGTATTTAATTCTTCAGTATTTAATGATTGTAGTTCATCCATTACCTTATATTTATAGTAGAAATTTTTATAATTTACGAAAATTGATTCTAATTAAAGTTTAAAGAAAACCTCTTAAATATAATTAATCAGATGGCGTCATCAACAGCAACATCAAGAGCAACACCAGCAACACAAGCAACAGCAGCACAAGCACAAGCAGGATATAAGATTGGTAATATATTTTCGGAGTATGACCTCTCAGCATTTATAAAAAATCCCGACAAGCAAGATAATAAATATAAAGAAATGCTAGATGTACTAAATCTTACCGATAAAAGATGGATGCATCATGACCAAGAATTTCATATTTTAAAATATGATCGATCAAAAATACAAGTAACTGATGTTAAAACGAGCGGCTTATTTCGTTCGGTCGTTCACGCAAATGGTGAAATTCTTGCTTTTGCGCCTCCTAAATCTTTAAATGAAGCCGAATTCATGTCGCAATATCCTCCAACAGAATGTATTGCCGAAGAAATCGTAGAAGGCACGATGATTAATTTATTTTATAGTCGATCTACGCAAACCTGGGAAATCGCGACTAAAAGCACTTTTGGCGCTAAATGTGTCTTCTTTAAAAACGGCGAATTCAAAGAAGAAGATACGTTTCGTGCGTTGTTCTTTGAAGTATGTCAACGACTTGGTTTTGACTACACTTCCTTACCAAAAGAAAATTGTTATTCTTTTGTTTTTCAGCATCCCCGTAATCGAATTGTCGTGCCAATTATCGATATGAAATTATATTTAATTGCGGCGTATACCATTAATAATACGACTTTTGAAATAACGAAAATCGCGAATGACAATTTGCCAACTATTCTTCAACGTCCTAAAACTTATCAATTTACAAGTTATGATGATATTGAGGCATTGATTACTTACATGAACGACGATTTTAAAGAAACGGGGATTATGATTCATCATCCTTTAACTGGTGCGCGTATGAAAATTCGTAATCCCCATAATGAGTTTGTGCGCCGATTGCGCGGTAATCAACCGAAATTGCAGTATCGGTATTTGGAATTACGCCAAGAAGGCAAAGTCGCACCCTATTTGCGGTATTTTTCGAGTGCCCAAGCGGAATTTAAGGTGTTTCAAGCACAACTCCATACCTTTACAGAAGAATTACATAGACTTTATATCGCGTGTTATATTAAAAAGACGAAACCTTTGATGGACTATCCTGCGAAATTTCGGACACATATGTTTCAACTTCACCAAATTTATAAGAAAAGAGCAGAAGGACCTTCTAAAATTATTACAAAGATCGATGTTATCGGTTATGTGAATACGCTTCCGCCTGCGTTATTAATGGCTGATTTAAATGCGGATTTTCATGTTAGTTCTAATGCTAATACAAATGATATTACCGCAATAGATGAGTAATTTTAACAACAAAACATATATACAACAAAACGCAATTAAAAACCAACTAATAAATAATAAATTTAATTAAATATAAATTTATTATTTTTTTATTAATTTTTATTTTATTTATTTTATTTTTCAATAACCACTTCTTTTGTCACCCTTTTAATTACTTTATTCATCATTTCTGCATTTCCGCTTGTTAAAGTATTAATTAATTTCATATATTCTTCGCTTTGTGAAGAGTCACTATCTAAATATTTCGGATGTCCTACTTGCCATTGCGACAACAATCCTAAATTTTTCTTTTCTACGATCC